GAAAAACTTACCGTTTCTCAGAGGGCATTCTCATGTCTCTCTTTATGAATAATCGTCTGATAGTATCAAAGCAGTATCAGAAAGCCTTTCGGATCTCAAAATATCGCATTGTATCAATACTTTTCAGGTTTTGCAGATTACTCGAGCTCAACTTCTGGCAGGGGATTTCTGGTTATACCATACCGTTTTTAACCTTTTGAAAAGGTCTGTTATTCTTTCTCGTACCATACGTTTATTTGAGTGTCTAAACTTTTGATGTCGATTTGATGCCGGTCACCTTTCAGGCGGGTTTCTTGGCATCCAACGCTTTGATTTCTTCGAGGGAGAATTTCGTGTACTTTGCCACGGTTTCATACGGCACATCATCGGCCAGCATCGCCAACGCACACTCTGTCAAGAATTTTTGTTCACCCTCACGAAATCCTTCTTGCCATACTTCTTCAAAAGGGTCACTCATATCTGTCGCTCCTACTTATGCGGACTTCTTGCCGTCCAAGGATCTGACTTCTTCGACGGTCAGGCCCTGCGCTTCGGCGATTTCTTCATAGGACAGCTTGCCACCTAAGAGCAGCCGCTTGGCCGCTTCAATAGCATTCTCCCGCGCGCCTTCAATTTTGCCCTCAAGCTTGCCATCTTCTCTTACTTCTTCAAAAGCTTTGCACATAGTTGCCACTCCCTTCGTGTCTTCTTTGAAATAGCGTACCCGCTGCGCCAGCACCGGATAGTTCATATCGTTCGGATTCGTGCAGGTGAAATCCTGCATCAGCCGGCCCAGCTTGGTGTCATCCTTAACTTGCGAGTTCACATAGATAATATGCGCCCCGTCACCAAATTCTTTCCCGGTCTCCCGAATCATGCGGTCGATATGATAAATCGGAAGGCCAGCCTTCAGAATATCATTTTCCGTGATGAAAATGACATAGGTTTCATACAGCTGGTCGTAGCGATCGCCCGGGTTCGTGATATTGGCATCCATCAGGCCGCTGTTATAGCGGGCTCGTCTGACCTCTGCACCACGGTCGTTGCGCTGGATCTCAATGTTATAAGCCCGGTTCTGCTCATCCACAGCCAAAATGTCCAAACGAGCCGAGCGGCCTTGAATGTTGTTCAAGCCGTACTGACTATGAACTTCACGAATCGTCAGGTCATCACGATCCAGAACCACCTGAAGCAGCACCTCAGAACAGCCCTTGTCCTCGAAAACCTTCGTCATAAAGTTGTCGTCAAGCAGGCGAAGACCCCGAAGCCGCTGCAGGTACTCTTCATGTCTGCGCTCAAAATCAAGGTCACGTTCCGTTTTATTGTCTGCCACCTGTTCACCTGCTTTCTATCAGACACATGAATGAATCATTTGTCATATAAAGAATACCATAAACCCGCACTTTTTTCAAGAAGGCTCCCATGTGCTTTCACAACCGGCTCATGCAAAAAGGGAGCAGGTATCCAAACCCACTCCCCTTTTGCTCACTTATCCGACCTCGGCGGCTCCTTTGTCGCTTTGTCGAATCCAGTTCGGTTCCTCGTCCTTGGTTCCGGGTTTTCCTCCCGGACTATGATTTCGTCCAGATCACAACCCAACGCTTCACATATCAGATCGAGATGATCCAGGTTTATTCTGTCACAAAGTTCGTTATAGTAATCACTGACGGTGTTTGGACGAATCCCCGTGGCGCGTGACAAGTCTGCTTGTGTCCATCGAAGCTCGCCTAACTTCTTGGACAGTAAAATTCTAACCATACTCGCTCGCTCCTTAACTAATGAATAGCACAAATCACACCTCCTTGTCCTCAAAATGTTACATTATAACGTGTTTCGGTATTTTCTACCAGTTTATTTTGTCAAAGAACCACAAAAGCAAAAAGCACCCCCACGGCGAATTATTTAGAGTTCCGTCTAAATTCGCCGTGGGGGTGCTTCAATTATTTGCCCTGAGTGCTCAACTCGGCCAGCTGCCGCTGGTCGGCTTCCCTGTAACGTGCATCTACGCTCTCCAGAGCCGCCAGATGCCGCTTCAGTTCTCCGTTCCAGAAGATCTGCCCGGTCTCGCTCTCCATCCTCTCGATGCCAGCACAAATGCAAAGAAACAGGTCGTACTCTGCCTTTCGGTTGTCCATCTGAAGGATGTACCGTTCTTTCCGTTCCGAGCTGGCCTTTTCCCGCCGTTTCTCGGCCCGGTCAGCTGCGCCTTTAATGAGAAGCTGGTTCACTGTAAAGCTGATTGCGCCGCCGATCAGCGTTCCAAGGAACGCTATCACGGCCAAAGCCCATGCAGGAACCGTAATGGTAAGTGCTTCTGTTGTCTCTGCAAGCACTGATGTCCTCCTTCCTCAATCCTCGGTCATCGTCAGCTCAATCCACCTCGTCAGGGGGAGCCGGTCTAAGAACCATCCAAGCATCCGCTTAAACATTCTTCATAACCTCCAGCCCTTTTCTGGTCGCATCGAAAGTCACTTGAACGACCTTGCGAATCAGTTCATCGGTCACAAGGAACCGCAGCGGTGCAGGAACACGTTCTCTGAGCCACGCCACAACAACCGCAAGCCGAGCCTCGCCCAGCTTGGTGCCGACGAACTCCTTCTCGGCCTTGTCGATGGCTTCCAAGGCCCACTCCGCCAGAAGGGATTTGTACCCCAGCCGAATCATGCACAGTGCCACAACCACAGCGGCCACTACCAGAACCGCCCAAACAACCATAGTTTCGCTCATTTCAATGCTCCTTTCTTAGAACAGCTTTGCCAGAGCCGCCTTGGTCTTTGCTCCTACGATGCCATCAGCTGTAAGGCCATGGCTCTGCTGGAACTTCTTGACCGCGGCTTCCGTATTTGCCCCGAAGATTCCATCCTGCGAAATACCAAGGACTCCCTGCAGAACGACGTTGTAGATTCTCTGGGGGAACGCACTGGTTGCTTTCTGCAGATTCGCAGGTCCGAAAAGCTCTGCCGCCCAGTTCGAGGTGTAGAGCGTGGAGCCGGGCGTGTTGGGGATGCCGGCATACTGATGAACCGACACATAGCCAGTTTTCACGTCATTGATGCGGATTTCCCAGTGAAGATGGCTTCCCGTGCTATGCCCGGTGCTTCCCTCCACGCCGATCAGGTCACCGGGCTTGACCTTCTGCCCGGCCTTGACGTTGATTTGGGAAAGATGCCCGAAATACATGAAGTAGGGGCTTGTCCCGATACGGATCACGACACGCTGCCCGAAGCCCTTCTTCGGCAATGTTGCGCACTCCCATCCAGAGCGCACCACCGTGCCGTATACCGGGCAGTACAGGCTTTTTCCGCCAATTCCAACAAGGTCATATCCTTGGTGGTAGGTTCCATCAGTCCTCAGATGCCGATATGCTTGCGATACCCGAAATGTGTTTTTGTACGGCGAGATCATCTTGTCCACCTCCTGCCAAAAAGAAAGACCGCTCTGGAAAATCCCAGAGCGGCCCGCCGTTCCTTATTCTTTCTTAGTCCTCAGTGATGAGGTCTTCGCAGCCGGAATCGACCAGCAGTTCCCGAACCTTCTGCTTCAGCTTTGCAGGAACATCTGCGTAGGTCTTCTTACCGTACATGATCTGCTGACACCACAGCATAGCCATCATTTCTGTGCCCTCCTTTCCGAATAAAATATTGCAAAGAAAATGAGCGAAGATGTCCTGCGGTTTACGCATAGACTTCTTCACTCATTTCCAGCAGGCAGTCGGTCAGCATCTGCACCTGCTTTTGCAAGCCTGCGCAGGTTTCGACCAGCTGCTTCATATCTGCAACGGTGTGTCCACCGCTGTCACCTGTATCATCACCGGAGCCCGGATCCTCGCCGCCGGTATTGCCGGGGTCAGGCTCCGGCTTATCCACCGCTTCGCCAGCTTCCAGCTTCACCAGCAGTTCTTTATACTCCGCTTCGGTGATCTCCTCAGCGTCAACGTCGCCGTCATACACGGCCCCCTCCGGCGGCTCATTCAGCCATGACGGATGGTAGATTGCACTGCCGTCCCTCGGGCAGATGAATTCTGCCTGTTCCGGGGTGGAAATCATCATAACGCCACGGGATGCCAACCACCGCAGGAACACGGTGTTGACATCAATGACCTTGCCGTCAGCAAAGATTGCATAAAAAATCATGCGTACACTCCTTCCATTCGATATCCATGGAACAGCCGCCAGTACAGCGACAGCATCTGCTTTCTGGTGCGGTATGCGTCGGCTTGGTAGGAGTTACCGAACCACGCCGCAAAGGACGAAAACACATCGTCCAAGGTCATAATCCCCCGGCAAACCATCCCAGCGAACTTTTTCAGCTTGCGCCGCATCCGAACGATACCGGCCCGCACGAGGTTCTTCACCAGATGCCCTGTGTCCGTTACCCTGTAATAGATCTGCAGAAACTTCATGCCCTTGGAGGCTTTCGTGATGGCTGTTTTCTTAGGATTCATCGCAAGCCCGACTTTGGCGGCTTCTCCCTTGATGGTCCGGCCCACAACCTTCAGTTCCTCTTTCGAGGGACCAGCGGCCATAGTATCGTCCATGTATCGCTCATAGGCCCGGATTCCCAGCTTGTCCTTCACGGCATGATCGATGCCGTTAGGAATCGCCAGAGCCATGATCTGGGATTCTTGGCTTCCCAAGGTCATTCCAACACCCCGATGATGCTTCAGGTCATCTGCCCTTTTCAGCCGTTCAGCTTCGTCCGAGATGCCCTCCAGTTCGCTTTCCTGATACATCCGGGCCACCTTCATACCAAGGCCCTGAAGCATCCGGTCCGTCTTGCACTGCCGGAAAACACGCAAACAGTCTTGGTGCCGGAGGCTGTCAAAGAACTTCTTGAAGTCCCCCGTCATCAGGTAGAACGCATTTCCGTGCCGGTTTGCCAGCTCATGCAGGAACATTTCCAGCCGGTTCCGGGCATCCGTAACGCCGCGGTCTTTCGTGCTGGCCGGGTTATCTCGAATAAGGCTTCGTTCCGTCAGGGGAACGAGGCAGCTGTCGCACAGACACCCCTGCACAACACGGCAGTCGATCATAACCGCATGGATTTCCCGCAGTTTTCCCCGCTCATGGAGAAATATCTTCCGAATCGTCATATCCACGTCGAGCTTTCCTGCCCGCAGTGAATCCTTCATCCGCTTCAGCTTCAGGATGGCATGGAAAAGGAACCGCTGTACGTTTCCCTTCCACTCCACGCCTTTCCGCCGCTTCCGCAGCGATTTCATAAGGTTCTGAATGGTAAAGACCCACTCAAATTCTCCGAAGGGGGTGACTGCTCTCAGCCGTTCTTCCCGGCATTTGATTTGGTCGAGTGCCTTGATACGCATTTCCGCATAGGGGGTGCGCACCTCCAAGGCAGATGCTATCTGCTCCCGCACGGGCTTCCCATGCCAGAAGCAGCGGCGGGCGGCATCATTGGCGGCTACGGTCAGCAGTTCCAGATCTATGCTTCCCTGCTCCCGCCATGTGCCATGCGCCTGCGCTTCTCGTTTTGCGGCCTTCCGAGCTTTACTCCGCTCTATCCTGGCCTGTATCTGTTCTCTGTTCGTCAAATGAATCTACGCCCTTCCTGCTACTTATTGTGTGCGCTCTAAACAGGTTTGCGAAGCGGTGATGAAACAGGCCCTGCACATGACCTGCCATGAAAGAATCGTCCCGCCGCTCCGATCAGGGACACCGATACGGTGTGCCAGCCTTAAAACAGGCCAGCCATCAATTTACCGCCTTTGCAGACGGATGGTTGCACATTCCTTCTAAATTCTCTGGATATTTTCACCCTTATACATGGTTACTTCAAAACTTAGAATCCGGGGCATGATGCCGTAACTATTGTTGGAGTTGTTATAGTCGTTGTTACCGTTATTGTTTACATTCCAATAATTGTTGGTATTGGTGGGATAAGCATCGCGCAGCCAAAAACAATTAAAGCCTTTCTAATGTGCCACCAGTGTTTTTTACTTCAATCGCCCAAAACGCTTCTTGTCAGAATTTCGGACGCCTTGAATCAGTTTGATACACTCATTGATTTGCCCGGCCCACTCGTCCATCGTATTCTCGCTGTACAACATAACGTTCCACAGTGCATACAGCGGCCGTTGCAACCCATTCAGGTTGTCGATTGCTCGCTTGAAATACTTATCCCGGGCCTCATACTGCTTTCTTGTGGACGGGATTCCGTCATTGCCACGCAGGACGCAGAATAACGCATCATCCACAAATTGCAGGATTTGGTCTGACAGATGGTCTTTGTATTCCAAGGGCACCGCACATATCTTCGAGTAGGTGTACTTGTGCAGATCCCGCATTTTATTGACGAAAATACGGTCATCCGAATATTCCAGCTCAAACGTCCGAATCATCGGAACCTCTCTTTCTCCGTCACCATAGCGGGCCGCGCCATCAATCAGTGCAAGCTCTTTGCATACTAGGTCTGTCCATTCCCGCCTTCCCCCTTCCTTCGTATCGAAAAGGCTCCAATATACAGCCATCGGTTTCTGAAGGGCTATCAGGAATCGGGTTACCCGGTCAAACAGCATTCGGCGATACTCCCGGCCTTCTTCCGTCCTGGCATCACCTTCATTCGCCATGATGACCGCATGATATGCCGCCATTGTCGGCTGCATCAGTTTCGGTCGGACAAGCTTTTGATACCGCTTCGGGATGCTGTCGCATCGCTGGACTGTAAGCCGCACAAGCCTTGCGCAGTTCATCTCAAACTCTGTTGAGGCCTGTTGACGTTTTCGGGCAAGAACAGACATTTTGCATCACCTCCCTTTATTGTGGATAGCATACCACGCATTTTCTGTTCTTGCAATTAAAATTTTCGGCGGCTTACGCCGCCTGTTCGGTCCATTTCTCACCTTCTGCTTGGGCGGACTGTCGCCGCCCAGATTTTGGCAGATTTCACAGATGAAGCCGGGGCATGATGCCGTAACTATAGCTGGAGTAGTAATAGTCGTTGGCACCGCTATTGTTTACATACCAATAAATGCTGGTCCTGGTGGGATAAGCATCGCGCAGCCAAAAAGCTCTTGCTCTCACCCAGATATGTCCATTCCAGATATAGCAGTAACTGGAATAGTAGCAAACATCACCCACAGCAGGATCATCCGGCAAAGAGCCAGAAGTAAAGGTGCAATTTTCCCGAGATGTCATTCCAAGGAATCTCGCTCTCGTAACATTCGAGATAATCCACGGAATCTGCTTTCCACACTCTGTATAGGGTGCTTTTGTGCCTCCGAACATATCCTGATAGCACGGCAGATAGACCTTATCACTGGATTCAATAGTCTTTGCTCCAGCTACTGTTCCATCGCCATAGATGACGGACTTAATTTTGACTTCCTCCACCATCTCCCGCAGTGCCGCCGGGAGCGCATTCATATACCGTTTCTGAAGCCAAGTCCGAAGATTGGCTTCCGGCCAGCCCTTCTTGGCCGAATCCGTAGAGTTGCTGAACAACGCTCTATCACAGCAAAGCAACCCGGCGTGAATCAGGTCGATGTTCGTCGGAGTTCCGCCGGTCGTTGTTGCTCCACCGGCACCGATGACTTCAAGATAGGTCTTTTCATAGGGCCAGTTTGCCATCTGCTGGCAGGTCGCATCGCCCAGATCACCATACCACAGCTTACAGCGGTACAGGTGACCCGTGGCGAAGTTCGTGCCGGCGTTATTGCATCCGAGCATGATGGTTGCCGTCGAGACCGTATCAATGGTCTTTGTCAGTTCCTTCTTGGTCGGAGCGTCATTGCCCGGCGTGGAGAAGTAGACGATCAGGTTCCGGCTCCCCTTAATGTGCCGCAGGACAACCAGTTCTCTGTATTGGCTGCTCACATAAGAGGTATCCATATTCGAGAACGTGGAAACGGACGTACTCTTGCTGTTGTTGGCGGTATTCGAGCCCCAGCGCACCGCAAAGCCGCTCGAATAAATCACTTGGAAGCCGTGGTAACCATCCGCCGTATAGCAGCTTACCATGCAGTCGCCCGAGGTATTGCTGTCGAATACGCCATCGACCACCATTGTCCAGTCCTGATCCTTGTCAAGCAGGGTCACACCAGTATCAACAGAGGTCTTTCCGTCCAGCTCCAGATCCTCTGCCAAAACTTTGAATTCGATGCCGGAGAAGCTCGGCTCCCAGCCCATCGTGACCGGGATGCGGGCCTTGGTATCCTCGTCCGTGATGGTGACGTACTGGGACATCAAGCCTGCTTTCTTGACCGCATACAGCTGTTCAATGCTCATAGCTTCCAGCTTCGTTCCGCTGGCGGGCAGTGTGCAGGTGTTCCAGACCGCTGTGACAGTGGTATCAGCGACGATGCGGGTAGTGGGCTGGTCCCATCCTGCGAACAGGTAGTAGATATGGTTTTCCGTATCATTTTCCTTCACGGGGTCAGTTTCCAGCGGGTAAACAGCCTCGGTGTTGTAGTCTACCTTGGCTGTCGCCACGGTCTGGCCGTCGGAAGTCCATGTCACCGTGTATTGCTGGGGCACGCTGGTATAGGTAGCCGTCAAGGTGCGGTCTGCGGTAACGTTCGTCAGGACACCATCCCAGCCTTTGAAGGTAAAGACCTGGGCCTGCGTGGAGGGGCGGGTCGGAGTGTCGCACAGGCCGTTCTTGATGGGGTCCTGGCAGGTTTTGCCACGCTCCACATAAACCACCAGCGGCTCCCCGCTCTTGTCCAGAATGGCAGAGCCGTCCCAGTTCTTGAAGGAAACAGCGTGCTGGGTGATTGCCGTGAACTTCGCCGTCAAAGTGCGGTCGCTCGTCACGTTCGTCATGCTGCCATCCCAGCCGGAGAACTTGTAAATCTCGGTGGTTGTTGCGGGCTTCGTGGGGGTATCACACAGACCGACTTCCACAGGGTCAACCACGGATTCGCCCTTCTCTACATAGACTACCAGCGGTTCCTTGGTTTCTCGGTTCAGGATGTCGCTGCCATCGTAGTTCACGAACTTCACGGCGTACTGCTGGATGAGGGTATCATAGGTCACGGTCAGGTCCAGCCATGCTTTGTTATAGGCTTTCAATTCCTGACTACGCAGTTCCTTGACGTGGACAGTACCGGACAGCGAGGATTGCTCGATCTCCGCACCGGCCGCATTGTAGCCTTCCAGCGTGAGCAGCCGGTTCAGCAGGCTGGTATTGCTCAGCGACCAGTCAATGCCCGTCAGCCGCAGGGTGTTCAGGTTCTCGGCTGATTTGACGATATCCAGAGCAACAGGGAACGGCGTAGATTCGTGCCGCAGGCCCGTCAGGGCGGCGTAGGCATCGTTGACGGTAAAGACCTTGATGTTCTGCATCTCCCGCAGGGTGAGGTTTGTTGGGCTTTCCAGCACGACCTGCTCGATGCGGCCGCCGGGCGCAAAGACAACTGCGCTGATGGGCGTTGACTTAGCTGTGAACTTTCTCAGGCTGGTGCATCCGGACACGTCGATGGGAGCCCGCAGGTTCGGACATCCATCAATCCGCAGTTCCTCCAGATTCTTCAGCGCAGAGAAATCCAGCATGATATCGCTCTTGAGGTTGAGGTTCTGGTATCCGTCCGCATCACTGCCGATGATGATCTGCTTCAGCTTGGTCGCCGCAGAGAAGTCCACCTGATTGGTGTAGATCGTTTCGATGCCAGTGACCTTCTCCAGCAGGGATGCCGAGTAGATGTAGATCTCGGTATCGTTCAGGGCGGTATCTTCCGACATCGTCAAGGTGGCGGATTCGCCCCGCTTGCACCGCTGCTGCAGCATGATGGAACCGAACAGTGCAGAAACATAAATATCCGAGTATGGCGTGATCGTCACGCTGGCCCGGCTCCCATCCGGTGCAGCAAAGCCACGCAGGGTAATTTTGTCGTTTTTCGCAACGGGGCCGTTCCACTTCGATGCCATGTACGGGCACTGGTACTTCAGGAAATATCTGCGCTGGAGCTTCTTGTCGCCGTTCAGCATCGGAATGAACATCGTGATAGGGCTTCCCTCTGCGGTTTTCAGTTCCTCATAAGGGCGGATGTACTTGCGCCGCATATCAGCCATCAGGAGCCGCTGGGGGCGAGTGTCCGTGTATTCCTCGAAGGTCTTAATCAGGCGGCTGTAATCCCACAGTTCTGCCAGATTGCTAAACATCTTCTGGAGCCGGTCTTGGAAGCAGTCACGGACATTGCACCACAGTGCGCTGTCCTGCGCATTGAATACATTGCCACCGTCAATGGTATCAATATCCTCATAACCGAAGTCCAACGTTAAGTCACCCTCATTGTTGATACCCATGGCCGTGTCGTTGTCGTAGTCGAACGAGAAATCCCACAGCGGGCTTTCTGCTGTAACGTCCGAGCAGTGCGGGAACGTGTTCTTTGCCCGGTTATCGGGCATCAAAAAGAACGAGGTGAAGCAGTACTGGAACATAGCGGAATCCGACACGAAATGCTTATCAAACTCCGCCTTGAACTTGGCACGGCGATAGGATTCGCTATCCGTGTTGTAGGTAACGCCGCCGTAGTTGACTGTAGCCCCGAGCTTTGCTTTCGTGGCCTGCGTGGGGTCACAGGATGCCACCCATGCCACGAGATCCGCCCATGCTTTCCTGGCAGTCGTTTCATCGCAGGTCGATGCAATGTACCGCCACGACAGAGGGGCGTTCGGGTTTGCATCCGATTCCCAGAAGTCGTCGCCTTCGATGCCCTCAGCGGACTTGTAGCGGTTGCAGGGAGAGGTATTGTTGCACAGCTCCACGATGACCTCATTCGGATGCACCGCGGCATCAAGGCCCTGCGCCGCCACATTCTTCTTGCTGTTGCCGAAGTCGCCGACACCGTAGAAGATGTACTTGCCCTGCTCAAAGCCTTCCTCGTCGCTGTCGTTGCAGACGAAAACGGCACAGGGGTGGAACTCCATCGTGTCCACCACCCGAGGGTCATTTTTGCGGCTGTCACGGATATAGGGGTTGTACTTGTTGAACAACCGCTGGAGCATGGCATTGTTCATGTTCTCGGAGCTTGCCACGTTCAGCTTGATGTTGAAGTAGCTCTCCCCGATGGAGTTATCCGTCATCGAATAGGTGCCGGAAGATGTGCCATCCGCAAAGGTGAACTGGCCTTTGCAGTCGATGTCGATATTGCGGGCAGATGCACCATACGCATTCGAGGATGTGCCTTGGCCCTTGTGGGTGACATTCTCGTTCGTCCAGTTGTCCTCGCTGCGGCCACCCTTCATAATCATCTGGACGGTGCATCCGGTCACCTTATCGCTCTTATCCGTGGTGAACCGGGGAACGTGCATCTTGATGACACGCAGCTGGGGTTTGACATTCGCCAGCTTATCCGGGTCGATGTTGCCGTCCACGTCCAGAATATCGTTGCCCTCATAGCGAGCCACCATCTCGTCCGCATTGGGTGCATCGGCGATCCAGTTATCCATAATGCCGCTGTCGGTCAGGGATACAGAGTATGCCTTTGCCCGGTACAGCCACACATCGCAGTCGTCCGAACCGATGACGACAGGCACGGCCTTGGACTGGTTCAGGCGGTCGGTGCTGGTGTAGGTTGTGAACCGGCTGGGAACAGCCCCGATCAGCAGGAACATCTCATTGTGAGCGTCCTGTGCGGTGATATTGTACTCCAGTTCTGTGTACTCGCCCTCGCACAAAGGCACATCAATGGAGGTCTGCTGAGAGGACAGCGTTGCGTGGTTCGCCGTGACGTTCAAGCCAATGCCATCCGCCACGCAGGAGATCACGCCTGCCGTGAAGTTGTGGGTGTTCTTGACCGTATACACGAACTTTGCGTTTGCGCCGTTCGCCTTCGGGCTGGTTCCGAACAAGTTGTATTCGATGGTTGCCCGGCATCCGGCCGGGATCACGAAAGCGGTGTTTCCGTCCGAATCCTGCTTGTAGCCACCATTCACCCAGTCAAAGCCCGAAGAGGTCGTCATCGAGATGCCATTGGACACCCAGTTGTCACGGTCTGCCGCATCGTTGCTGCGCCCCGCCGGGTCGAAATCGTAGATCAGGCCTTCCGTGACCGGCTCGATGTCATAGCTGAGTTCCATCGCCGTGTAGGTAATGGTCTCCGAAACCGTTCTGCAGGTGATCTTCAGCGTGTGCTGGCCCGCCGTGCGGGGCTTATAGGCCCACACCTGCATCGTCCGGTCAACGGTCATCGACACGGTTTCGCCGTCAACCTCCTGCGTGATTCTGGCGTTCTCGGTCTGAGGGTCATACACAAGGTATTTGAGCGATGCCGCCGAATGGATGCGGCCCATGGCCGTTTTGGTTTTCACGGTGATAATCGGCGTGGTGCTGTCCGGGTCAACGACGGCGATGCAGAAATGCACGGTATCCGACTGGATGGATACGCCATCCGTGTTCACCGTAACATAGACATCCACCTCATGTGCGCCGTGGGTGCCGATCGTCAACGACTGCACCGCCTGCCGGCCGGAAGCCGACGTTGTGACGGTCGCCTTCTCGGTGCCATCCACCAGAAAGTGTGTGGTTTTCTCAACGCCGGTGCCGACGGGGGTGTAGGTAACACGGATGGTGTCCCCCGTCTGGTAGATTTTTTCCTCGTCCAGCTTGGCCGTAACCGAGACCGCCAGGGCATTGACCGTCCATGTTTTCGATGCAAAGGCATCGTTTTCGTCGCTGATAACGATTTTGATTTTGTTCTCGCCTGCAACGAGGAATCGGCCAGCATCCCAGCTTCTTGTACCTTGCGTGATGTTTTCCATCGCCATAGCGTTTCCGTTGACATAGTATTTCGCAGTGCCACCGAAGTCCGGGTCAGTGTCCGAGAAACCGTAGGTGATGACTGCGCTCTTACCCAGCGCAACCGAAAAGCTCAGGACTTTTTCGCCGTTCACCTTCGTTTCATTGGTCAGCGTTACGAGGGATGCCTGATTGCCACCGCCGCCGGTGGCAGGAAGCTCGACCAGCTGTTCCTCTTTGCCGTTGACGAGCCAATACTTCCCGTCGTCGTCCTTGACAATGCCCTGAAAGCATTTCGCTGACAGATCTTCCAGTTCCCTGTTGACCTGCTCGGCAGTATAGTAATCCGACAGGTCGATGTCCTGAATCTTCGGCATCGGAAGCTTAACGAGGGACACGCCGTCGGCGTTCGTCAGGTAGTAATCGCCTGTGGAATCCTGAATGATTCCGGTAAAGGCGTTCTTGTTGATGGCATCCAGCGTTTTCGAATGGCCGGACACCGTTTCGGAAAGCTGGTTCACATTCTCGCTCGAAGCGTACTGCTTCAGCATATTTTCAATCTCGTTTTTGTCGTAATACCCGGACAAATCCGTATCCGGCAGCTTCACGACCAAATCGCCATTGGCAGATTTGAGCCATGTCCCGCCGTCCTGCTCGACAATGCCGACGACCGCAGGTCCGAGGGCTTCTTCCAGCACGGTGCGGGTCACATATTCTCTCAGTGCCTGAGTTAGGGCCTGATTCGTGATGTAGTTGCTCAGGTCGGGGTCCTTGCCGCCCACCGGGATCCAGCCGCCGTCTGCGTAGATGTAGCACTTAATCACGCCGTCCTGCACCGGAAGCAGGTATGCGGTCTTCTCTGCCGCAGTTTCCGGCAGTTCGGTGACCGCCACAAACTGATACGCTTCCAGCCAGCTGCCAAGCTGGGCGGCAATTTCCTTGGACTTCTCGGCCGCAGCCTTCGCCTCACCGGAAGATGTTCCGGCTGTCGCCACCAGCTCGTTCATCTTCTTGATGGCATTCTGCATCTCGAGTTCCACGTCGCCCGGAACAGCAGACAGGATGTGCCACTGGTCGTCGCTTCCCAGCATATACTTTCGGGCCAGCTCGATACAGTATGCCACACTGCACGGCATTGCGGTCTTGGTGATTCTCGTGGACTTACCTGTGGACGTGCTGTTCGGCAGGTCCGCCAGCTCAGAGCCAAGGTCGAAGTACAGAGTATAGACGGCTGACTTCTCCGTTTCGAGCTTGGTATCTGCAACAATGATAGCCATTATCGACTTACCTCCTTTGCTTTCTCAACCAGTTCAAACAATGCCCTTGCATCGTCCACCCCGAGGATCATCTCCACTTCCTCATACGGAAGCAGGATTTCCTTCGGCTCCACGTCTTTGCGGAGAATCGCTTTCTTGGCGTAGTAATAGCACGATGCCAGCACACGTCCTTTGTGGCAGTAGCAGATGTTCGTGTTTCTTTTGTTCGGGGTCCCGTAGAGTTCGTAGTTATACGCACTGCACCAGCCGCACCCCTCCATCACCGGGCAGGTCATACACTCCTGCGAGGACTGGCTCGACCGGGTAATGGAATCAAGCATTTCCTTGGTTTTCCGCTGTTCATCCGTTGCATACAGACCATCCCAGCAGCTTCCCAGACACACCCGGGATGCCTTTTCCTCTCCAATGGAAATCGGCGCATAGCGGATGCACGGGTATGCTTTCCCATCCGGTGCGAAGGAGAGCATATTTCCAGTTCCGCCGCAGTAGTTCCGGTCATCACAGCCCATCCCGGTTCCGACCGGCGCATGAAGAATCGAAACATAGGCATCCGGGGCCGCTTCAATCAGCCAATCCGAGAGTTTTACCAGTTCCCGATAGACTTCCCGGGCATCCTCCACCGTGTAATACGGCTCGTAGGCGTAGTTGCAGTTGATGTGCTGGCACCCTTCCTCGACCATCATCCTGACGCTGGGGTACAGGTACTTCGTGGATTCCGGCACAAAGGTCATCTTGGATGCCATCCAGCCGTATTTCTGCTTTCCGTCCTGAAATGCAGCGTAGGCTTTGTCGAAGGAACCGTTACCCTCTGCATCCACCCGGAAAGCGTCGTGCAGTTCCTTCACGCCGTCGATTGACACCGTGACCGACAGGAACTCGTGATACTTCCGAATCAAATGCTGGGCTTCCTCTGTGAACCACAGCTGGCCGTTCGTCGCAAAGGAAATGCGGGTGTACGGGGCCAGCGGGATATCACGCCGGAAGCATTGCTCAAAGTAGTAATCACCGATACGCTCAATGAGCTGTGCCTCAAGAAGAGGCTCGCCGCCGATGAAGCTGAGAACCAGAGATTTGGTCTGGTGGTTGATAAGAGCTTTCGGGTCATCCTGAGCATACATATCCAGAATGTAGTCCACGATTTTTCTACCCGTCTGCTCGCTCATTACGCCGCACGACTTATGGTTCTCGTAGCAGTATGAACAGCAGAGGGTACAGCTTCCGGTCACCTGAAACGTGATCTCCCGGCAGATGTTCATAGCGTCTTCCCCCGGGGTCATAAACAGCCGCCGGACCATCTCGCTGTAATCCAGATTGCGCCACTCTTTTACTTTTGCTCCCATCTGCATACCAGCATCCTCCGCTCAAAATCAAAGGTGAACCGAAGATTCTCCGGTAGGCTTCCGAGATACCGCCCGATGACTGCATTCTGCGCCGCATAGAGGTCCACAGCGGCCCTCTGGTACTGCTCCGAATACAGCTTCAGCATTTCCTTTGCATCGGGATTCCGGGCTTCCGCAAGCTCTCTGGCGAGGATTGCCACCAGCCCCTCATAACTGCGCAGAATGTAGTTTCTGCGCTCCACTGCGAGGCTTTCTTCTTCTGTCAGCCAAAACACCTGCTCCCGCTGACATTCTTTGCCGGTGCATTTCATATCACATCAACTCCAATCGTTTTCTGAGATTTCCGATTTCCTGAGAAATCGTCTGGTATTTTTCCTTCGCCGGTTCCATAACAAACATCAATGCCAAGAGCGTATGGATGTTGCAGTCGCTCTTGGCATTGACTATTTCTATCATGGTATTTGCTACGGTATAGACCGCCCATATCATCTCTTTCGATTCAAGCGGCACTTTGCAGATACTCTGGATCACCTCATCGTCCAGATACTCCATCCCCTGAAGGTACTTTTCAGGCTCATAGAACGTCCTGATGATAAGGGCCCAGCTGATGGCCTCATACTCCGCGCCGCTCAGGTCGGCCCCCAGTGCCCTGCACATCTTTGCCACGGCATCATGCACATAAGCCGCCCACGCCCCGAAATCGTCGATTTCCGGGTTCTGGAGCATGGACAGGAAGCACAGGTACGAGAACAGCGGGGTTTCCCCCGGGTATTTCATCAGGTGGTGAAAATCTTCCTCTGAGATGGGGGCCTGCACGATGAACTTGAACAGGGCCCGGTGGTCGTCATAGAACGCCGTGTTGTCCTCCGGCCCCAAGATGACGAATTTTCGGCAGTCACCGAATTTGCTTTTCTCCATTTTGGGCCACCATCAAATGCCGCTACCGCAAATCGTGGTACATTCTCCGCCGCACCATCCATGGCAGGTTCCACCGCACTCGGTCGTGCAGGAATAAAGACAGCCATTGCTGCACGCAGAGCTACACGAGTCATCACATCCACCACAGCTCCCGCTGCAGGAGCCATCGCACCCTCCACTGCACGATCCACTGCACGAACCAGAACACCCGCTGGAACACGCTCTCGCACAGGTCGATGTACAGCTTCCCGAGCAGGTGCCGGAGCAGGTCGTATTACAGCTGCCGGTACAGCTTCCCGTACAGGTCGTCGAGCAGCCGCCTGTGCAGGAGCCGGTACAGCTGCCCGTGCAATTTCCTGTACAACTGCCGGTACAGCCGGAGCAGGAAGAATAGCACCCGGAGTAACACAGGCCGGAACAGCTGGCCGCACAGCCTGTATTCGAGCCAACCTCCGGCTTCGCCTTGAGTTCATTGAGCTTTTGGGCCGCCTGCTGCACTGTACTGGCTTCCACGTCACCGCTCGGCGTTGGTGTGATGCTGCTTCCATTGACCGCATCCAGCGGTTTTGTGACCTTCTGGATATGCTCATTCGTTACCGTCACGCCCTTTGCCGGGGTCATCGTGTACTGGTAGGCACTCCCGTTATAGGCAGACATAGAGCCTCTGCTTCTGGAAGTGCTTCTTCGGTTTATCTCCTCCTGAACCATACGTTTCAGCAAGTTAAATTCGTCCGATGTAATGAGATCACCTTTCGCCGCCATCCACGTCACCTCCCAACACGGATTTTCAGCCGCCGCAGGTCGGTGCGCCCGTCACTCTCGACCGCATAGCCGACGATTTGCCCAGCTTTCGCTGTTTCACAGTTTTTCACCGCCCGGCCAACACCCGACACGTCAGACGGAACGATGTAATCTCCAGTGTGAACAGGGCCGATGACTTTTACATGGACACGACCAGCCAGCGCAACCGGGATGTATGCAGGAAGGTTTTTCTCGAGATAGTCCTCCCCTTCTTCCGCCTTCTCGCCGCCGATCAGCATTGCACATTCGTCTGTGTGGACACCAGCGACGTGGGTACTCAGGTTCGTTGCCTTGATGTACTGTTCGGCGGAACTCTCAACGTCCAAGGCCACGATATCGCCCGGCTCTGTTTCGGATCCACGGGGAAAAAATTCGGCGTAGTCGTTGTAGACTGCGCCGTAACACTTTGAAAAATTGGCTACGCCGGCGGTATTGACGTAGTATGTCGAACTGCCAAAACTGACCGTTCCCTTAAACGTTCCTCCGCTGGTCGGCATTGCTCCGATGTTGCTGCACGCTCCCGCAGCAGTGGATGCCCCGGTACCGCCCCGGGCAATCGGCAGGGTTCCGGATGTGATATCGGATGCCGAATGGCTATGGGTCTCTGCGGCCGCTCCAAGGTTCTTTCGTGCATCCGCCGCATTGGTGGCTCCCGTGCCGCCATTTGCCAGGGAAATCTGTCCATTCGAGATCTCGGATGCACTGTGCTTGTGGCTCTTTGCTGCAAAAGCGTCAGCGTGCTTTCCATCCACCATGTCAGCATTGACACCCACCATGAGGCCATAAGCCTTCAGCAGTGCGATGATTTCAGCCGCGGTAAACTTGCTCTCGGGCAAAGCCCCATTCGCAGTCTGCCGCACCTGAGAGATATCCTCTGCATTGCTTTTGGCAAGCGCAGACAGCACATAGAAAACCTTATTGAACTGCTGGGCGGTCGGCTTTCCATTGATGCCGCCAACGATCGTCACCCATCCGCCCGTCCACTCCTCCAGCGTCAGCGGAACCATAACACCTTTTGCCGAAAACAGGTTGTTCAGGTACTCTTCCAACGAGACCTCGGCTTTTGTTTCTGCCATATAACTCCTTTCAGCTCACCGACTGAGCAAATGTACCTTCCCCGAATCCGGCCACATTCGGGTTCACATCCACAAATCCGAATGTGTTCGTATCTTCTGTGGAGCAGGTCGTTCTCACCTTGACCCCCGCCGGATGAAGAATCAGGTCATGGGTTCCCAGAATGGACATTACCACGTCCGTGAAGGGTGCAGATACTTCCAAGTGAAAGCTCGCCGGCATCTTCGGGTTCTCGCTGTACCGTACCTGCGTTGCCGTGAAAATGATCTTGGTTGCTTCCATGATTTCTTCCGGTGTCCAGCCGCAGGAGTTGGCAAAGGCCTTGTACCGCAATGTGATGCGGTACACATCGTCCCTGTCGGCCAGTTCCCGGCTTCCGATCATCTCGCCTGCCTGTTTTCGGGTCAGGCCCACCAGTTCCCCGATGCGGTCCAGAAGCTTTCCCTCGCAGTAGTCAATGTTGTTGAGTTCCTGCAGGTCTGCGAACCCAAGCCGAAGTTCCTGCGCTTCCTTCGCAAAGGCCAGAAACACAGCGTTCAGGTTGGACCTTTTCTCCACTCGAACGCTCGTTTCCGAAATCGTCTGAAATGCCATTTCCTTTCACCTCACGTTTCAGCCGTTTCCTGAAGAATCCACTTCCCGCTGGACTGTCGGGCATACAGCGACAGAGGGCTTATCACTCTGGCACGGCTTCCAAGCGCACAGTCTTCCGGGAGCAGCTTCAAATCCTCCACGGTATCGCACAGGTAATCCCCAATCATCTGGGAATAGAACGGGTCAACCTGAAACTGCTGTGGGAGCTTATCTACCATCTCCTGATACGATTCGATCATACTTTCACCACCCGGATTCCATTCGCCGAGATGACCGGCTGTTGCGTGATTTTTACGGGCACGACCTTTTCCAGCATTACGCTGTCAGCGACACCCGCAATGTCCGGCGTTTCACTCAGGATGCCACGGATTTCAATGTAGTCCGCACCCGAAACGTTCAGCATGATGGTCTTGATGAAAGACTGGAGCCGAATCGACTGTCCTGCTGTAAGCTTTTCCTCTGCCAGCAGATTTTGGATGCGGGTCACATAGTCATCGGCCAGATCGCCGGTCGATGTCACCTTGACGGACAACAACAGGTAGATATCCTCGACCCGGGAAAACTCAACATATTGTGAATCTCCATTGGAATCCGTCGCATAGGCGTAATGCGTACCGTATGCCCGTATACCCGCCGCCTTGTTGCGCCAGATGATCTCTGCCACCTCATCGTCAGAACCGCCCTGCACGATGATCTCGATGCTGTGCGGGGGCCGCCCTGCGGCATCCGTGACATCATCATCGTTTTGGTAGCCCTTGGCGTAGGTCACGCCGGCAACATCGCTGTACAGCAGAGACGTGATGCTGTTCACGGTTCCCCGGCCCCGGTTTGCCAACCGGTCCAGATAAGAAGACCGTGCTTCCGCATCCGTCTGCGTCAAGCGGCCCGTCACCGGTGGAATGAGGTTTGTGACAGATTCAAACCCGTCAATAGAGGTCACGATTTGCGTAATCGTGCCATTCGCCAACGGCACCTCGCCGTAGTCAACGGATTCAAAGAGCAGGTTCGAGGTCACATTCACAATGGTCACATAGGAACACAGCGTTGCGGCAAAGCTGTCGGAAGCATTGGCTCCCTTCAGCACGATTGCCCTCTTGCCGTTCTCGTCCGTTTCGTCGCTTACCGTGATACCCAGCTTTTCCAACGCATCGAATGCTTTCAGTGCGGCAAGGATCTGCGCAAAGGCATCCGAGTAAGAGGTGACCGTCATGGTCTTGGAGAAGCTGGAACCAGATGAATAGGTTCCCACCTTGCCCGAGGTTGCGTTCCGGTCAACGCCGAACGTGAAGGTGATGCTCCCGGCAATGCTGCTGATGGGCTGAATCCTCAACGTCTGCCAGTTATCACTTGTGATGCTCGCCAGCTTTGCACACTGGAACTGTTTGACCGGGTACGTACTAGACTGCACCAGAGAACCTGCAGGAATATAGGTTCCTTCTTTTCCAGTGCAGGCCAGCGTGTACTTCGTTCTGGACTTTCCGATGCGGCTCACGCCGCCGATTTCCATCACACGGTCAAGGGCGATTCCCTGTGCGCTCTGCGGAAAAAGCTGCTCATAGGCCAGCGAGAATGCCTCCCAGAGAAGCGCATCCTCGTCGCAAAGGTCTGTAAACATCACGTTCATCACACCCTGCGGGTTCTCGGACGGGTCAACGCCGGTTTCCGATTTGAAGGTCTGGCAGACACTATCATAGATTTCATCCAGCCGTTTCAGGATGAAGCCGTCTTTAGTTACTCCGTGATCGGGCATTAAAACTCACCTCGCTTTCAATTTCGCCTTCCGTGGTCTGCGCAATGAACTTGCACGACAGGTTTCTGGTCTGCCTGTCCCACGATAGGGAAAGCGAATCAATTCCTGTTACTCCCTCGACGCTGAGAATCTGTTCCCGGATATCCTTCTCAATGATGGCCTGATTCGGATTTTTAATGAGGATGTCCTCGAAGTAAGGAACCCCCAGATCCGGGTTGAACACCCATTCGCCGAGGAACCATTTCAGCTTGATTTGCAATGCTTGGCGGATAGACCCGATGATTTCGACATCGCCGTTTCGGTTCAGGTATAAATCCCCGTCTGCCGCCAGCGCAAAGTCCTTGAGTGCCATCTATTCCTCCATATCTCATAACACAGGCGGGCTGGTGGGGCCTGTGGAGCAGGTATGCGTATGCGTGTTCATGTTGATTCCGCCAGCTGTCAGCTGACCAGTCACCGTGGCATTTCCCACGATGGAAACATTGCCGACCACCTTCACCTGTGATGCGGTCACGTCCACGCCCGAACCAGTTGCCTTAATGGTCGTCCCGCCTTGAACCACCGTGGTGCTGTCGTTCTTGACCGTGATTTTGGCCCCGCCCCGGGTAATCACGATCTCGTCTTTCTTCACCACAATGGTGGAATCCCCTGCGAACATAATCGCCGCTTCCTGATTCCCGGCTTCCTTGACCTGCTTGCCTGCTTCCCTGAAAAGGCCCGGAAGAAGCATTGCATTGGCAAGGTCGAACTTCGAGCCGGAGCTTCCTTCTCCGAAAAGAGCAATGCAGCCGTCACCCTGAACGACTGGAAACGCAAAACCAACCTCGCCGCCCTTTCCGCAGGGCATCAGGATGGTGGTGCCGGAGATCTTCGGGTACTGAATCTCTGTCCCATCGTCCGTCGTCACGCTCAATTCCGGCGTGAGCTCCGCCGTATTGTTGTTTTCGACCTTTCCGACCGTTGCCGGTGCAGAGGTATGAACGCCTTCTTCCATGCGGGCAGTCATCATTTCAGAAAGGGCATCGTAGATTTCCTGATTGAAGTCCTGCATCTCACTTCACCTCAACAAACAACGCCTTGCAGTACCAGTCCTCACCATCTGTATCACCCACAAAGTTGATTTTGGACGGGCGGTAATTGCCGGTGATTTTCCTTGACTCAAGGCGCACATAATCGTCCACATGAACGTGTCCATTCAGAAGATATTTTGCTTCTACGCCCTTTTTTGCTTTCCTCTTAGATGTGTTTTTGCTTTTATCACTCGTCGATGCGGATTCAAACACAGGCGTAGGCGACCCTATCAGCCCGGTATCCGGTGCAATGCGGTAAGCCGCCGTTGTGATAGGCTCATCCACAGCGCAAATCTGAATGATTCCGTTCTGGATACTCCAACGGAGGTTTGCTTTCTTGCAGATCTTTCCAACCAGCGACTTGCCCGCACCGACAAAAGCAAAATTCTTGAGGTCTGGAAACTCGACGCTTTTGGAATATCGGATTTCGCACCCGATGGCCCGTGCTGCATCCTCAACAATGCGCTTCCCGTTGACTGAGCCCGAATAACTGATGCTCACGGTGTTATCTCTGGCAGATGTAAAGCTGTCTGCAAACTCAATCGTGGTCTGCCGGTCAGCAGAATCGCCAGAGGTCACAACGCTCGTCAACGTGCCGCCCATAATCACAGGGATATCGTCGCCGTACCCTGCACTGAGTTCGATCAGGCAGTCCTCTTTTTCGAGTAGCTGGAGCGTTTCATCTGCGAGGTTCCAAAGGGTGATTTTTCCGGTATTGGAAGACACGCTCTCCCCGACCTCACACGAAAACTGGCATCGCAGCGCACGGCCTGTGGTCTCGCTTCTTTTCCCGAGTTCTCGCCCCTCCGCACCGTTTTCTCCAATGCGCACTCGGTATTGACGGTCAAAGTTATCCATATCTTTCCTCAAAAAATAGACGCACCCGAACGTGGGTGCGTCAGGGGATACTATTCTAGCTGCTCGGCCGGAAGATACAGCAGGTGTGCTTCTCCATTTGCGAAATCGCTCCGGCCGATGGTTTCATTTTCGGTCTGAACCCCGATGATCCCGGGCGGGCCCACCGAGTTGAGGTAAAAGAAGTTCCAAATCGTTCCGGGCACCAGCTTCGCCATCCCGATGATGATGTTCATCTCAGCATCGTAAATGCTCAACAGCCAGAACCCGCCGTATTCGTTCCATGTGGTCCTCAGATAGTAATATTTTCCATCAAGGCTCACACGCATGGTTGCGTCATTCCGGTCCGGAACCGAGATTTCATAATACAGCATCTTGACCTCCCATCACTTCAGCAAGCCAATAGCCTTTGCTCCGGAACACAGCAAGCTGGATTTGCTTTCTGTTTCCGTAGCACTGGATTTAGTCGAAGAAGCTTTGCTCCGCCCTGAACCTGTATTTTGCTTCGTTTTTCCGCCTCGGGCGTATTTGATGTTGATATTTACGATGTCCGTTTTGGTGACCGTGATTTGTTTCAGGGTCATCGGAACATGAACATCACAGCCATACTCGACCTTACGAGGGAGCGAGATACTTTCGATGCACATATTTTCGTAGACATCACCGCCCGCCGTGAATGTCACAATAGCCCGAGACATCCAGAGCTTCCTGAATTCTTCGCAGACCATTTCGACACGGCTGGCAGAGGGTGTATGCTCTTTCGCCCACGTCACAGGTGCATTTGAAAGCACTCCCTCGATGTCCAGAGTGACCGGCTTCAGACAGATATTATCGCTGGCGGAATAGCCATCCTCGGTCGCATAGCTCGGGATCTCGCTCTCCATGGATTCCGTGCGGGAAATGATCGCATCAAATTCCAATGTTCCCAGCGTCGCCGGTTTCGTTGCCTTCATGCAATCACCCTCCGAAATTCAATGTGTGGGCCAGCTGATTTGCGGACTGCGTTCCCTGCGTACTGACCTCCCGCTGGAGCTTATCTGCCGCCTGACGGTCGGAAACTTGGAACGTATACTTTTGGTTGTTCTCCTGCCGGACGGTGATGTTCTTCGTGGAGCGGCTGACCGGGGCATTGACAGTCTTGCTCGAAGCCGCCTGACCTGCACTCACAAAGCCGCTCACGGCCTTCTTGCTGTCCGTGTCGGACGATTTGCTTCGCCCGGCCCCGCCCCACTTGCTGGAGCGTGTCTTGGTAGAATCCGTTTTATCTGTGTCCTGCTCATCCTCTGAGCTTCCACCGGTAAAGAAATTCTTAACCGCCGTCCATGCTCCACGAATCTGCTCCACCCGGTCGCCGATCCAGTCAAAGAAGCCCGTCAGCCAGTCCCAGAGTGCCTGTGCCGATTCTTTCATCGGATCCCACAGAGAGCCGAATACGGCCGCTCCGAGGTTATCCAGACCCGTCAGGAAATCATTCCATGCTTCGCTGCTGTCATCCAAGACCCCGTGGAAAAGCCCCAGCACGACCTGAATCAGCGCAACCGCCACGCCCCAGAGCCATTGAAGGACCCCAACTACCGCTTGACCGTGTTCTTCCCAGAATTGGCGCAGTGCATCAAGTGCCTCGCCGCCGAACGCCTTGGCATCCTCAAAGAAATTGTGGATATTCTCACGCAGTTCGTCCACATCAACACCGGCATCCTCAAGGAGCCGCCCGATGATGCTGTCCCCGCCCTGCAGGAATGTGAAGATATCCTCAATGACAAGGAAAAGCAGAAGCCACTTTGCCGCGGTCAAAGCAGTGTGCGTATTGATGCCCTTCAAAAGCCCCAGCGCACCCTGCAGGAAGGCCAGAATCTTCCCGCCGTTCATCGCAAGGAAAATCGAAGCCGCAGCCAGAGCGATGAACTTCAGGATTTTCTCATGCCCGCCCAGCTTCTCAGCCGCCTTGTCGAGCCAGTCCGTCAGCTGCTGGATCTTGCTCAGGCACTTATCGCTGACCTCGATGATGAACCTTGACACCTTGTCGGTGATCTTGTAGGTCGAATCAATTTGCTCAATCCAATATCCCCAGCCGTTGCGAATGTGCGTCAGAGCATCCGTGATGCTAAGGTCCAGATTGTCAAATTTTTTCTGAATATCGGTTTCGGCGTTGAAGAACGCTTCCTTGATGGTTTTGGCCGTAAGGGTTCCGGCCGCAGCCATGCTCTCCAGCTGCGCCTTACTCTTTCCGAGCGATTGTTCCAGAACCTTCACGACCTCCGGGGCTTTTTCGTTCAGCTGAGTAAAGCCCGTCTTATCCATCTTGCCCGAGCTTGCCGCCTTTGTCATCAGCGACATGGACGTTCCGATGTTCTTTTCCTTTCCGGCTCCTTTTTCCAGCTTTTCAATGATGGATGCAAAGCGCACCGCATCGTCCACCGGGAAAAGGCTCTGGTTTTTCTGTACCAACTCTGTGGTGTAGTCAGCCATGGAGCCGTAGGTTTCGCGGCAGTCCTGAGCGGCTTTCAGGATTTTCTTTTGAATCTCGACCTGATTTCCCAGCCCCTCGGTCGCACCGTTGATTTGGTCGTTGATGCCCCCAAATTCCTCTGTGAGGCCCCGCAGGAAGGCCAGAGACAGACCAATGCCAAGGGCCCCAAGAGTTTTCGTTGCAAACTGTTTGAAGCTCGTGACGGTCTGCTGGGCCTGTTTCACGCTGTTGGGGTCAACCTTGAACAGGATCTGGTTCACGAACTTTCCGATTACCGTTTCCTTCGCCGCCACTTACTCACCTTCCTTCTCCCTCTGACGCTTGAGGTCTATCTGCTCAATGTCACTCTGCATCCGCATCATGTCATAGAGCAGGAGTGCTTCATCCAGCGTGTAAACAGATTTCAGTTCACTCATTGATGCCTTTCCCTCTCGAATGAGCGTGAACATGATCCATTCGAGGTCGTTTATGCGCTCTCGGTCGAGTTCTCCGTAGTCTTCGATTGAGCCCCCTTCGACACTTTCACATGGCCGCCAAAAAGGGTGCTCATATCGGAGAAAAAATTCGAGTAGTTCTGCTTGATGACCGCCAGACACAGGCGGAACGCTCCCAGCAGGTCCATGCAGAAAAGCTCGTCAAAGTCGGCCTTGAGCATAGGACGCCATACCGCCGGAGACTGGTCTGTATCCAGGAAGGACACGTTGCTGTGTTCCAGCAGCAGTTCAGACATCAGGCGGGTCACCTGACGGCCATCAATTTTGCCGAGGGCCGTCATCAGGGATTCTGTGTCCAAATTGAAGCCCTTGAACATATCCAGTTCGACCGAGCTTTTCCGTTCTTCCTCGTCGCCGGACGAAATCGCCACGACACCGGCAATCGGCAGGATGACCGAAGTGACATCGCCGAAAACCTGTGCGGAATCCATAGCGGCCAGAGGCCGCACATGGAACACTTCTTCTCCGATGGGAACCTCCTGCGAGGTCATACGTTTCAGTTTCATTTATGCTTCCTCCTTACTGCGGGGTCAGTTCGCCAACACAGTGCAGGGTCCACTCCTGAGTGCCAGCGGTTGCACCGTTCGCAACGTTTGCGGGCTTCGTGACCCATGCGGTCTCAGCCGACAGAATCGGGCCGTCTCCCAGATCCTTAATCAGAATCGGGAAGAAACCGGAGCCGGGCGACTGCTGGTTCAGGCGGTACTTTGCAAGCAGCCAATCGTTGGTTGCGCTGCCGTATACCAGCGTCAGCTTGACCTCATAGCGGGGGTCCTGCGAGATACTGACAACGACCTCGCCGTCCGCACCGGATTCATCCGTCACGCCGTCACCCAGCGGGGCAATGGAAACGAAGGAATCCTTTGCGTAGCCGCTGACGATGTGTGCGCCCAATGCCGCAATGATGAACGAAGCACTATATGTATGCACATCTTTTCTCATAGCCTACACTCCTTAGTAGTTGACCGTGCCGCCCACACCGAATGCGGTAATGGCTCCGGCGAGCCGTGCCACCCATTTGATGCCGGTCAGCTTGCGTGTCCTGCGGGTTGCCGAATCCAGTTCAGACATGGCCGGAATCGTGATGGTGTACGAAGGAAGCACTTCATCATCCTTGACCTCAGGCTTTGCGATGCCGCCCGCCTTCACGCCCTTGTCCAAAGCCTTCCGGACTGCACTCTCGACGAGCGTTGCGCCCTCTGTCGTGTACGGGATTTTGGGGTACTCCAGCAGCAGGTTGATAAGTTCCTGCTGGATCTGGGTTTTGAGCCAGTCACAGAAGCGAATCGTGTCGATCCACTCGCCGTTGGACATTTTGCCGCCAACGACCACCGGCTTTCCTGCCAGCTTCGTGTAGAAGGAAACATTCTTGGCTTCCAGTGCCTTGGTCTCGGCATTGGACAGCGGCTGGGATTCAATCGCATTCAGGCTCTTATACTGCCACGATTCGGAACCGGGGGTATAAGAGAGGAACCGTCCCAGATAGGCCGCATTTGCACAGTCATTCTCGGCGGAAGCATGAATCACAGCAGTTCTGGACATACCCTCCGAAATCGGGCTTGCAGACAGGCTCGTGGTTTCCGCAATGCACATCTTGGTGTTTGCTTCAACCCAGTCTGCGATCTTCTGCAGCTTATCCTCTGCAATCCCCGCCGGGCAGACCGCATACCAGCCGGACGTTGCGTTTGCTCTGTCCAGCGTAACATCCACGCCCTCCGTTGCGCCGGACGGCTGTTTCTGCACAGCCACATAGACCTCTTTCGGCCGCGGAGACTGGGAGAAATACTTCTGCACGGCAATGTACACCGGGTCATCCACAGTGAATCCGGCATCCTTCAGCTCGTCTGTGTTGCTGTAGACGCTGACATCCGGGGTCGTGTGGTCGGAAGCATTGGCCGGAAGCGGGCCGACGATCAGGGTGCTGTCATAGCCGCCCTCAATCGTCATAGATTCGGAGATCACGATATCACACTGAATGATTTGGTCGATATTCATTAAGTTTTCTCTCCTTTATCAAGTTCAAACTGTATCTCCACCGACTCAAAGTAGCCTGCTTCCATGTCTGCGATTTCTTTCGATGCCTTGGTCGGGTGCGTATCGAAATACTCCCCTTCCAGCGGGTGCAGTGCAGCATATTCCTTCGAGTTCAATGTGAAGTCGATTAAAAAAGAACAGCGGGCCCGCTCAACGCCAGACCCGCCGTTATAGATTCTTTCAGGGCTTGAGGATTCGGATACCGCCATGTTCAATGTCAGCATCTTATCCCTTGCCATTGGGCTTTGGAAGAAAAGCACTGCCTGCACCAGATCATCGACGACCGTAGACCTTGAGGTCAGCTTTTCCTTATCGGTATGTTTCGTCTTGCTGCTGGAGACCAGCTCTACCGTCAGCGGCATACTTTGATGCCAGCTTTGATAGAGAATTCCGTCCTTCCCATTGAACGATGAATCCACCTTCTGGGTATCCACTCGGCCAAAATCCAGCACGACATACGGAAGCGGAGATCTCGGCAGGTCTCCGGGATAGCTGTCCTGAACATTGCAGTTCGGGTACAGCTTTTTGAAGACCTGCTTTAAAATCAGCCTGCACTCATCTGCTGTCATCAGCTATTCCCCCTCTCCTTCGACACCTTCAAACTCTGCGATCCAGTGCTTCAGCATGGTATTGCCCCAGTAAACCGCCGATTTGCAGACGTACCAGTGCCCCATGTAAAACAGCCGGTCGCCGCTCGACTGACGCCCCGGCTCCGCAGGAAACAGCTCGACATCGCTGTACACAGTCAGCTTCGCCTGTACTCCTTGCCCGCCCACGGTGTCCTCATTGGTTCTGGTTTTGGCCTGAACGTCAAGCATCAGCTGCATATCCGAGTATTCTTCGGTCAGGTTCTCATCGTTCCAATCGACCTTCCCATAGCGTCGCACTGTATACGGTCGCTTGAAAATGTTCATTTGGAGCCGCCTTTCTTCACAACAAACTGGCAGTTCTGGCGCAGCGCACCGGTGTCAATCAAGGGCTTGGACGAACCTTTGCCCTTCACATGAACCGGAACCGGGCCATTTTTGCCGTACTCGTTCATCATCCAGCCGCCTTCGACGGTTATAGGCGCATTCGCAGCCCAATTTCCGTCTTTTATGGCATCCTGAATCATCGACTTTGCCTGTGAACCGATGGCATCAGCGACGCTCTCTGCTGTCGGCAGGTTTGCAAGAGCCTGTCCAGAGAACTTTGATAAGTTCTCTTTCTGCTTCTCCAATTCATCCATGAACGGACGTGCAGGAATCATCACAGAACCATCCTTATGCACTGTTCCGTAGTGGTTCCAGTAGGCCACCTCTGCCAGCCCTGTTTCGCCGTCGGCGGCTGTTTGGTCTGACTGATAGCCCACCTCGATTACCATCTCAGACAGTGCATCCAGTCTGGACATCTCTGCCAGCCCATTCGGTGTAAGGTCAAGCCCTAATTCGTTTGCAAGTTCCACTCCACAACCCTCCCTCTTGCTCAACGAATCATAATGGGGATGATGTGCCTTTGCCGGATGGAGATGAACTGCATCCCATAAGATGTCAGACGATACTCAGCATCCCCGGACGTGCCCGCCGTCGTGGTAGCGAAAGAGATGCTTTCGCCGCCCTCCGATATGCTGGCAATTCGTCCGGTACTGGCAAGGGATCCCATCGACGTATCCCCATGGCCTGCCATCTTCATAGCATGGCAAGCCAGCAAAGCCACTGCCAGATTGTATTCGGAACCGAACTTCTTCGGGGATATGACGGGCTTCTGAAGCATGACCCATGCTTCGATTTCATCATCGTCCATATCCTTGAACTCGGCCCCGACCATTTTGACGATCTTGACAATGGCCTCGTTTTCGGAATCCATCAGGATTCACCCGCCGGGCTTTCATCGGCAGGCACATCGCTGTCCACAGCCTTGCCGCTGCGGGTCGCACGGACGTTTTTCTTCTTCTGGACCTCCACGAAGCCCATATCAACATAGAAGTTGACGGCATCCATGAAAGCATCCTCAACGGTGTTGCTCGTGCCCGGCAGCAGAGACACGCCGCCGATGCAGATGGGCTTCACGCTGATGTTCTTGATCTCAACCATAACGCATCCTCCTTACAGACCGTAAACCAGACAGGCGGACAGCGGGTAAGGAATCACCATGCCCGCATCACGGCCCTCGCAGTTGATGACCATTTCCAGATTGCGCTCCTGCGGGGCGTGCTGCAGGAAGGCCAGAGGAACCTCGTGGGCCATCTTCTCCGCATCCTTGGTGTACAGCAGGCCGATGTTCTTGCCCGTGGAGTTGTAGTCCGTGTTGGACTTGGACAGCTCACCGGCAACTTCCCAGTTCACGATCTGCGGGGTGTGGTTCTTGATGTAGGACAGCACGGATTCACCGGTGCCGTCAATGCGGCGCAGGTTCAGGGAGGTGTACAGGTCATTCGGCATCGCCCAGCTGTCGGGATGCTCAACACCCTGTGTCAGGGTGTCGATGTAGTTCAGCATACCGGCGACATCAGCGGCGATCTCGTCTGCGGTCTTGCTGGCCCAGTCAGCCTTACCGCCCGCACCGTTCGTCAGGGTGTAGATGGGGATGTTATTGCCGGAAGACAGCACGCCGATGATGCCTGTCTTCTCGTCACCGTGCCAGATCAGATGGTTGATTTTGATATCGTAGGCACGGCGGGCAGCTTCTGCACGAGCGGCATCGAGGGGTTTCATGGTGCCCAGCAGAGCATTGCGCCGGCAGGCACGGAGTTCCTGCACATTGTAGCCGTAGCTGTTACCGATGCCGACAATCTCCGCACGATGGGGAGTGCCTTTCACATCGACACGGGGCAGGTCACTGGCATAATTGGCGATGATGTCTGCGAAGCCCACAGGCTCATAGGAGTAGTACTCCATATACATTGCGCCCTCGTCCACCTCGCTGGTCTGAGGGAAAAGCTTCAGGCCGGTCAGTTCGGGAAATTCCTTGTCGTATGCCTTGGACTTGACGTAGGCCAGCTGCTTTGCGAAGAAGATGCCAGCGTTATCCGCCGCATCCAGACGAAGGCCCGGGAAGGGGTTTCGGAAGGCACGGCCGATCAGAGCTGCGCACTTGGTCTCCAGTGCAGTCCGGTCTTCCTTGCTGTAACCGTTGTTGGGGTCGTTTGCATTAAACTTTGCCATATTCCTTATCCTCCTTACACCTGCGGCACATCATAGAACTGGGCGGGTGCGATGCCGTTCACGGCGGCTCCCAGAAAACGTGCCTTGATTGCGATATTGGTGTCCTCGGCTGCCGTCGAAGTGAACTTGCCAGCATCATCGCCGGTAATGACGAGATACACCGCATCGCCGTACTTCGGCTCGACGGAATCCGCCAGCTGCACCCAGAGCTTACCAGCCTGACAGACATCAAGGATCTGGTTCTTCTCCAGCCGCACAGCACCGTAATCGTCCATCTCGACGTTTGCGCTGTACATCACAACGCCCTCGAACTTATCCGCTGTTGCACCGGTGGCGGGCAAAGCGATCTCACGGCCAGGATCAGTGCCCCGCACCACGCCACAGCCAAAAAACAGCTTGCCGGTGTCCGCACCATTGCGCCGGGTGACCGCAGTGTAATCCGCACGATCATACAGCATACCGGGCATCCCCCGGCTCGGCTCGCCATAGGTGGTCTGAACTGCCATACTCATAGTCTTAGTCCTCCTTCTCAGCAGTGTGACGCTGAATCATCTTGTTGCGGGCGGCATCAGGATCATACTTCTGGTTCTGACCCTGACGGCAGGCCGCATTTGCGGAATCCACATTGAAGACCTGCTTGCGCTGGTCGTTCACGGTCTTGCGGCCATTGACCTTGTCCTTTGCAATGTCAAACGCCGCATTGATGTAGGCATTGCTCTTGCCGTCCAGCCGCATACCCGGAATGACGGCCTTGATGACCTTTTTCTTTGCCTGCATCACCGGCAGGGTTTCCATGCCGCTCAGATGCAGTTTGTCACCCAGACGGCACAGGTTCACCCGCTGACTGACCTGTGCGGCAATCGCATCCGCACTGTCGTGGTTCAGCTGGCTGTCAGAGCAGTCATCCCCATCCTCGGTGGGCTTGGTGTCGTCCTCTGCGGCATCCGCCCGGGCATTTGCGGCATCCAGCATCGACAGCAGGGTGTTGATGTCGTCCTTAGCAGGGCCGTCCTCCATAGCGTCACGGCGGGCGGTAATGTCGGCCAGAACGTCCGGGGTCGTTGCATCGTCACCTTCATCCTCGGTCGGCTTATTGGGGTCCTCGCCGCTTGCAGGGTCGGTGTCATCATCTGCGGTGCCGCCAGCGACTGCAGCCATGTACGCCTGCATCGCCACCTTGAAGGCTTCAGGGTCGATGTTAGGGGGTGCGCTGGGCGCACTCACCACGCCATCGTCATCCTCGGTCTGCTTGTTGGGGTCAGCCACAGTGTTCTCGTCGTCCATGGTTTCCGTGGTCTTCTTCTCGTTCTCGTCCATAGGTTCAATACCTCCATTGTCTTGGCTGTCCATATTGAGTCTTGCATCCTCCCCGGCCCGGGCGACAGCGACCAGAGCGAGGTGGTTTACACGGATGTTGGTCTGGATAGCGTCATACGGCTGTCCTTCCCATTCTCCGGGTTGCATAATGAGGTCTTGGTAGTAACCAAGCGACAGTTCCCGCAGACCTGAAGCTTTCACCGCTTCCGGATCATGCAGAACGATTTTGGCTCGAACGGTTTCACCATCCTGCTGGCCGGGGGTCAGGATGCAGCCGACTTCCTCTCTGCGGACGTTGTCGGTGTCCACCGATCGTGCATCATGCGTGATGATGACCGGCTTGCCCTCGTAGCTCGCGAGGCTGTCCGAGTCAAAAACATCTTCCGGCCGACGAAGCTCCCGCCGAACGGTGCCGTCCTCAAGATGGTAAGGGAAAATGCCGGTCCGGGTCAGAATCGGGGTGTCATAAAAATAGCCCTCAGAGCTGTACCGATCATCGCCGACAGCCACGCTGTCTGTGCGCATCTCGCTCTTGAGGACTTGGGGTGAGTTCTTTGTACTCATTTCTTCTCCTTGAAGGCTTCTCTGTTCAGCTTCTCAAAGTCAAAAACCGGCTTTGCGACACAGCGGCACTGATAATCCTCTCCCGGATTGCAGTGACGGCCACTGTACACCTTTCCGTGCTTCGTCATGTACCACATTGCCGGCGGGTCATCATACCGGAAGGTATGCCCGTTCAGTTCAGCGTGGCACTCACGTACACGTTCGTCGCCCGATGAACTCCAAACGTACTCCTTGACCCCTGCGGATTCCTGCCGGGCACGGGTCAGGTCTGCGTTCAGTGTGCCAATCTGGTCTCTGGCCAGCAAATTGGCTTTCGATTTTGTGACATCGAACCTGTTCTGGATCTCAGACGAGATAGCCGCCGGGGTGCGCCCCTTTGTGAAGCCCTCCACGATAACATCTTCCATCTCATCGAAACAGTCCTGCTCGATGCTGGTAATGAAGCTGACATTCTGCTTCGCCCATTTGGAAAGCATCCGGTCATATTCTTTGCCGAGAAAGAAATCCCCCCGGATGTCGATTCCCAGCGTCGCTCTTACACTTCTCTGCCACGCTTCAAGCTGGCGGCGGTCGGTGTAATCTGCGCACCACTTCACATCCCGTTCCAGCGGGTCTGCTCTTAGGCGGCGGTTAAACAGATTCCGCATGATGCGAAACCTGTTGCGGATACGCCGAACCATATCGCTGTATCCATCCTGCCGGATGCCATCGGAGCCGCTTTGTTCTTCCGCAACGATTTTCAGGATCTCCGGCATTGATTCCCGAACGACCTTTTGCAGTTCCTTCAGCCGCCGGTTCTCAATGGCCCGGATTTTGCTCTCGGCCCGCTGCGGGTAATCCGGCTCGACCTTTGCGATTCTTCTCTGGAAGCCCCTCATGTCGGGACCTTTGTTTTTGACTGGCATAAACACCTCTATCTTTCTGAGCTATCGCTCTCTCTGCATGGAAAAAGCCCCGCCGACCATAAAGGCAAGCGGGGCCTTGGATTTCATGGCACACAGCACAGTCATGTGCTTACAGCGCATCCGACGAAGGCAAGATGAAAAGGAGCGCGGGATGTGATAACCGCGTCTGACCGTCCATGAGCAGTCAGAGGTTCACCTCACAGCTTCTGTTGGGAGCTTAAACATTCCCATGTGCCATCGGAATGCCGATTACGGTGTACGGCAAGTGGGGCTGGCGGCGGGAGTTGAACCCGCAACCCGCCGATTACAAATCGGCCGCTCTGCCATTTGAGCTACGCCAGCATAAGTCGAGGATGCCGGGGTCGAACCGGCGATAAGGGAGTCAAAGGCCCTTGCCTTGCCGCTTGGCGAATCCTCGAGATGGAGCAGCCAACGGGAATCGAACCCGCCTCTCCTGCTTGGAAGGCAGGCGTGTTAACCTCTAACACTATGGCTGCAAATAAAAAAGAGCGGTGGCCTCCCATCGCTCTTTGCTATGTTCTGTTCAATTCTTAGGTGATGATATCAGCTACGCCTTTTGCAAGCTCTGCTGCTTTCTTCATCAGCGAATTTTCCTGCAAGTACTCCAGCCCTTTCAGCGTGATACGCGGCGTGGAACTGGAAATCACAACGCTCCCATCAACGCCCCTCTGAACAGAGAGGCCGTCGATATAACCTTCCTTAGAAAGCATCTCCATCACCATCATCCAACGATGATCCGTAAGCTTCAGTGCCTCTGCAGAAATGCACGTCATATCAGGCTCATCGTAATCCATGGCCTTTTCCAGATATCGCAGAATCCGATAAATCACACGGAAGTTATCCATTTGGCACCATCCTTTTATTCATCATCTTCCTCGGGAGCCTGAAATTCTTCAGGGATTCCATCGGGGAACAGAGAATCAAAGAAGTTAACCAGATCTTTCAAACTAGCATCCGGGTGCTCCTTCATGTACTCCAGAACTTCGTCTTCAACGTGACACTGTTCAGGGGCGTTCAGCATCCAGAGGAAATCCGCTTCTTCTTCGTACTCAGCATCCTCCGCCGGGGTGTAATGCTCACGCAACCATTCCACATATTCCGGTTCTTTTTCCATGTTGCTCTCCTTACTTTTTCAGCTTTTTCTGGGCGTGGGTGATTCTCATGCGAGATTTCACATCTGCACCGCCAAACCCATCAGCCTGAGCCCGGTAGATGTTGTTTGCATCAAAAGCTGTTTTGGTGCCATCCTCCGGTTTCAGTCCGGGATACCTTGTCATATATGTTCCGCAGAGCTGTGCGTACTTCTTAGGGCTCATTTTGACCTTGGCGGTCTTGCGTTTCTTGGAAGGAGCATACTTTGTTTTCTGCTTCATCCGGGCATCTCGGGTCTTCAGAATCCTTGCCACACTCGCCGGGACATCTTCTGAGCTTATTTTACCAGATTCTTTTGGCTTTGTCACCGTTGATTTTTCGCTACTTCCCGACGAACCGCCGGTACTGGAAAATCTGCCGTTTTCATCCCGGTTGTGCTTGCTCTCGTCAAAATCATCCAGCGTCAGATCCAGCTGGTCGAGGTACATCTCAACGCTTCTGCGGAAGGGGTCGAACACCAGACCGCCGGGCACATCCTGATTGAGGATTTGATCCGCGGTGAACAGAGAAGCACTGAACATCTCCACCTGATCGCACCGAGGCTGACCGCTGAAGTCATTCACTCGGTAAATTTGAACCGAAAGCACTTCATCCGGCTTCCCGGCGCAGTTGCCGAGGTATGTAATATCCCCGACTGTGATGTTGAACTCTTCGGCGGCTTCCCGGCGGAACGCTGTGCTTGGCGTTTCGCCCGGCTCAATATGCCCGCCTGGGCCGCACCAGCCCTGACCGTCAGAACGACGTCCGCAGAGGATTTTGTTACCAATCAGCACAAACCCGGCCACATACCCACAGTCATCCTCGTCCGTAACGAGTGGGTTCTGCGGGTTGTTGCCGGGAACGGTCTGTACCTGATTGACATTGCCGAGCCCCCAGTCCTGCTCCACATCTTCTTCTGTGAGGATGTTCTCAGGGTCGAACTGCTCATCCTTCGCCAGCGAGCGGCGGACCTCCGGTGTCTCAAGGATGCCAGCCGTAACGTAAGCGGCCGCAGTCTGCGCCCGTGCAAGCTGTGCCGCTGCCACGGTCTGGTCCTGCGCCGCCTTTTCATCATCGGAAAGGCTCCATGCGCTCTTGTAGGTGATGGTGTACTCGGGGATTTCGTCGATTTCCCTGTTCCAGACCATTCCCCGCAGAATCAGTCCTACGAGTGTCCGGGTGTTGTCACGAAGGTCACCCGACTGGATGTTGCCGACGGCTTCCTTGTAGTTCTCAAGGTCGCCTTCGCCGGTTGCGTTCTCGCCCGCCGGGGAGCGTCCGAAAAGCCTCGTCTGCGGAATATGGCTCACAGCGGACAGCATTGCACAGGCATTGTCCAGAATATCCTTTACGCCGGCAACGGACAGGGATTGGATTCCCACATCCTCGCCGTCTGCATCAATGAATACCATGTTCAGCAGATTCCGGGCCAAGTCGAGCATTTCCATGCGGCGGAGTACGGCTTCCTCGCCCTCCACAGTGGAAAGCACATTGGCAAGGTTCTTCATCTTGTAGGTCGCCAGTGACAACCGCTCCAACAGCCGAATGGAATAGCCGGGGCCAATGCTGGCGTTTCGCAGTTCCTCACGGATCCGCATATACTCCGGAATGCCCCATGTCCGGTAGAGATTCGCCATGCTGGAGCTTTCCGGGATTTCGGAGTTTCGGAACACAAGGCATCGGGATGAGTGTACAACGTAGTTTCCGTAGACGCTGTTCACCTGATAGTACTCAGGAACGCCGGTGCCGCCCTTGCGGTAATCCTCATCCGCCGGGTTGTTATCATAGCCGTTGACCCACAGCGGATACATCTGATCCCGGCCATATACCAGAAGTTCTTCCACTCCATGCACATCCCGCCAGTTCAGCGGCTCCTGCAGGAGGCGTCCATCATCGACCAGCATAACGACAGCGGATCCACCAAACAGGCGGGCCCACTTCAATGCTTTCGCCAGATTGCTCTGGTAATGAATGGTCTGCAGATGGTCTTCCAGCTTCTTCTGCAAGTCCTTGTCCTTGATGCCAAGGTCAATGCCGTTTTTGGTGGCATCGTCCGCCGGGGCATCAATGATGGTCGAGAACAAGCCGTTGCTGTCATACAGGTCAGCGAGTTCCGTGTCACTCACTGCTTCACCGGAAGCCCAGCGATAATATTCGGTGCTATCGTGCTGGGTGCCGTACTTGTTCAGCACGTTGTAATAGCCGTCAAGTCGCAGCTGGGCTTTGATTTTGCCGGTTTTTACTTTCTTCACCTTATCTCCTTTCCGGTTATGCTATCAGGGTGCGGATATCGAAGACACCGCCCTCATATAGAGCAAGAGCCACGGCATCAGCCCGGTCGGGGCTGGTTAATCCACGCTTTTTCATAACCTCTTTGCTTTCGAGCTTCAGCTTTGCAGGTGCGCCGCTGAAGATGTATTTTCGAGTAGTCAGCTGACCAATCAGGGTAGAATCGTCTGGCAGGTGCAGGGTTCCCGCAGTCGCCATATCCCTCAGAACGGCCCACATCCATGTTGCGATATCCGCATAACGCCCGGCGGCCTCCTTGTCAGGCACAGCAGACGAGAAGTTCACCGGAACGACCATGAGCCGGTTCAGCTTTTGCCGAACCTTCTCTCGGTTCAGGATGTCCGTCACGCCGCCGCCCACGCCCGTGTCGTCGATGATGGCATAGATCATGCACCGGTACTGCGGGTATTGCTCCCGCAGGAACTTGTATTTTGCAATGATGTCGTCCGCCGTGGCATACAGATCTTGACCGTGGCGGGTCAGGAGCTTTTGGATATCCCCGTCGATGTTCACCGCAATTGCAGTATCATCGTTGCCGAAGCGAGCCACGTCGCATCCAACAGAGATTCGAGCCGGGGTGCTGTGCGGAAGCAGTTCCGTATTGACCGCTTTAGTGGCAAGTGCCATCGGAATGAAAACGTCATCTTCATTCTCGGGGAACTCACCGTCCACACGAACCCGGACAACATTGCTGTCCTTCCCGAACTTCCGCTCAAGGTCGGCAATGTTCTGCTTGTTGGTACGAGGGCTGTCCCGGCTGGATACCTTCATGCAGTAGTATGACTGGCTGTCGATGGTATGCGAATCATGGAACGTGCCCGTGTTCTGCGTTGGGTTGCCGCACATCAAAAGCCGGTTGTTATCACCGGACAATGTGCCCTGTATGGCCTCCATGATGGGGTCTGCAACACCGGAAGCCTCATCCACCACGAAAAGCATATTGTCTTCGTGGAAGCCCTGCATATTCTCCGGCTTCGTTGCGGTACGAGCAACGGCAAACCACCGCTTCTCGTGGCCCTTCATGTAGACACGGGTCTTTGTCCATACCAGCATTCCCTGAAGCAGAGGGCTGCGCTCCTGCCATTTGGCAATTTCAGCCCAGAGGACATCGTTCAACTGCTGGCGGGTAGGAGCCGTGCATACCACACGGGGATAAGAGAAGCAGGACAGGAACCACAGCACCAGATTTGCTTCAAATGCTGTCTTGCCAACACCTTGGCCGGAACGAATCGTGACCTTGCGGTGCTGTGCAATGGCCGTAGCCGCTTCCTTCTGCCACGGATCAGGGGCAAACCCCGTCACCTCTGCGAAGAATCGGCACGGGTCTTTGCGGTAGAGCGGAACCCGCCGGGCAAAGACTTCACGTCGGTTCGTCATCGTCTTCCACCTCCGCACCATCTGCCGCTTCGACCGCCGCTACCCAGTCATCGACAAGCTCATTTTTGCCGCTGTTGCTCAGACGGCGCAGATCTGCAAGCTGCTGGATGACCTTGGACTTCTGCTTTTGCACATCCGTCAACAGCCGTTCCAGACGCTCCACAACGAGATACCCGGCCTCAACGGTCGTCGAGGTGTTCACCTCTGTTCCCGGAAGCCGCTCTCCACTTGCCACCTTCGCATCCTGACGCTCGATGTACTCCCTTTTGTCCGATTCTTCTTTTTCTTTATCCTCGTCCAGACGGGTGAAGGCCCTTGACGATTTCGAGGTATGCACCATCTGGACGTGGGTTTTCTTTTCCTCGAAGTGGGCGATTCTCGCCATGAGAAAAGCTTCCCGGGCCGTCAACAGCTGGAGTTCCTGCACCAGAAGGTCTTCGGCATCCACCGCCTTGGTGCATTCCTCAATGGCCTTCCGGTTTTCTTCCTGCCAGTTGCCGAACATCACAGCGGACCACCCGCCGTGCTTCAGGGCGTTTTGGTTGCCCGGCGGCGCACCCCCATGGTTGCCGACAGCATTGACATTTCCCTTCGGCGCACCGCACCGGTTCTGCTTCTTTTCGGGCTGCACTTCTGGATTCTGTGGGGTGCGTTTTGAGGATGCACCCTTTGGGTGCGCCCGGGTGCGCTTCTGGGGTGCAGATTCTGCATCCTTCCAATACCGCTTCTGCCAAGACTTCACCGTGTTCAGTGAGACCCCCAGCTTCTTTGCGATCTCGGTGCATCCCATACCCTTTTTATATAGGGTGAACGCCTTATCTCGCGTTTCCATCTACATCGCCACCACTATCCTTTTTTATGTTTTGGCCCGGCGGTCAGGCCGGACGATTGTGTTGTCCTACAAAAAATGCGCCGACCCTTTGCAGAGCCGACGCCGCGCCCCTCTCTTACACAATCCTTGCAAGAGCGGTTTTAGAAATCATCATATTGCCGGTTTCGACGGCCAGAAATGTGCCGACGAACAAGCCCGCTGCCGTCAACCAGAACGGCGCACCCACCATCAGGTACAGTTCCAGCCCAATGAAAAGGGCCACACTCAGAGAGAGTATGGTTGCTTTCCACAGATTCCCCATATTTTTCCACGGCCCCCAGACCACCAGTGCGTATGCAGTACCTTCAGCCATCAGGCCAAAGACTGCATCCACCGGTCCGAAGGGGCTCATTGCGTTAGCAAGCGCAATGCCGAGCAGCACCGCCGGGGCGTACCGCTTATCTCTGAACGGAAGCGCACAGAGCATATTTGCTATCCGGAACTGAATTGCACCCCACGACAGAGGGTTCAGCGTTGTCAGGGCAACGTACAGAGCGGCCACGATTGCCGTCTGGCAGAGGACTTTGGTATTTTTCATTATTCCCAGCCCCCTTTACACCGTAACGACCACGTCGCCGTGGACTGCATCGTTTACCGCCGATTCGACTGTAACCTTGCGGGGATGCACATCCTCATCGAGCCATTGCTTCAGTCTGTAAGCGGCTTCCTCAATTATGAGGCTTTCACCTTCCAAGCTCTCCCGGATGAACTTGTCGATCTCGCAGTAGTCCGGGATCATCCCATTCGGTGCGCCCGCCGGTTCGATAATGACCGTGAACTCGTTGGTGTAGTCAGCCTTACCGATGGGGCAGAAGCACCGGCATTTCTGCTTGTAAACGATTTTCTGTACGGAATAGCTGTTTTGGAACTTAGACATTGATGCTCTCTCCTTTCGGCTTCTGAACGATGAACAGCAGTTCCTTCGCTTCACGGGGGAACGGGATAGCCATAAACGCCGTGAGGAAAGCCGCCGGCATATAGGATTTCATTCTGGTGTAGAAATCCCGCAGGGCCGGTTCCTGCTTGGCGTAGAAGTCATCCATTTCCCGGACACTGCTCACCAAGCCAACCTCCTGCACGATGCTGAACCCGATCTCGGCCAGCTTCGCCTTCAATTCATCGTATCCCCACTCGTAGACATGGGCCCGGTACTGGGTGTTATAGCCGTTTCCCGGGGTGTTCGGGCAGGAGAGGAACATCTTTGCGCCCGGTTTCATTACCTTGTAGCACTCCACAAGGCTCTTTGCGCCATCGTCCGGGTGCATATGCTCGATGGCAGAGGTGTAAATCACGAAATCTGCGAAATCCGCCGGGATGACCTTGGACATCTCAGCCACGTTGCCGAGCTTCCAGCCAACCTTGAACGGATAATAGGATGCAAGATCCTTGGGGTTCAGATTCTTCGCAGTTGCACCCCGCATCGCCTCCTTGATATTCGCCTTGCTGATGTCTACGCCGGTGTAGGATGCGATATCCTTTGCGTAGTAGCGCAGGAGCGGAAGCATCAGGGAGCGGCCGCAGCAGACATCCAGCACATTCATGCCCTTCTTGGCCATGTGTGCGGCCGCAAGGTGCTGGATGTAGTTCATCACGTCCAGATTGGTGAAGAACCCATCCCGAAACTGCATATAAAAATTCCGCATCTGGTAGGTGGTGCAGAGAACTTTCTCTCTGTCTATACCATCCTCGATGCGGTACACGATGTCTTTATTCACGCCATTTTCCTTTCGTATCAAGGTATTTCTGATATTTGAGCCATTCCTTCAGAGAATACTCCCTGCGGATGCGGTGGTCTATGCCAATCATCCCCTTGGGTGGTCTGACTGCTACCATCTCCGAGCCGTTGAAGTAAGACAGCCCGCCGAAATTGACCTGTGTTGTCCATGTCGTGCTGTCTACACTGTAGAAACCGAAGTCCGCTGCATCCTTCTTGGTGTACCCCAAACCATGCACCCGCACCCCGCAGGCATTTGCATACTGCACCAGCCGCCGGATATAGCCGTACTCGCTGGGCCGGATATGCTTGATTGCGAAACCGCCGATGCCGATGTAGGGATATTCCCTGCACAGCCGCTTGAACTCGTCCAAGCCCCGGGTTCTGTGCCAGACAGGAATGCTCTGCTTCCCCGTTTCAGCTTCCAGCCGGGCTCTCATGCGCTTTACAGCGTCATAGCCGATGATGGCATCCACATCCAGCTCGAAGAAGTTCTCGATGCCGTACCGGTTGATGAAAGCAATGTACCTGCTTAGGTATCCGTTCCAATCTACCGGCTTTGAAGACGCCTCGATTCCGTGCATAAAGGTGAACGCCCCGCTGTCCAGCAGGAACATCTTCCACCTCGGCATTTCCTCGATCTGCCACGGCTTGATGTAGTAGAAGCTCTCCAGAACGTATTCCGGTCGGTTTGCCCTCACGATTTTCTCTGACGGGAATGTTCCTGCCAGACAAAGCCTCATGTCTCAAACCATTCTCCGCAGTGCGGGCACTGGATAAGCTTAGAGCCTCCCTGCTGCGTCACAGCAGGCTGTCCAGATTGCTGAGGTTCAGCTTCAGGGCTTGTGTCGGTCGCTTTGGGCGGCTGTTGAACAGGCTCTGTGAAAAATTCCTCAAAATCGGAATCATCCATATCCCGAAGCAGACCGTCCAGCTCAACGTCATTGAACCCGGTGCTGCTGAGATCTACGTCCAGAGCTTTCAGTGCGTCCATTTCGGCTCGAAGCACATCGTCATTCCACGAAGATGCTTCCGAAACCTTGTTGTCTGCAATGCGGTAGGCCCGAATCTGAGCGTCCGTCAGGTCATCGACAAGGATGCAGGGCACTTTATCCATTCCAAGCCGTTTTGCGGCTTCGTATCGGGTGTGTCCTGCGATGATGGTGCCTTTCTGGTCGATTAGAATAGGAACTCTGAAGCCAAAGCTCTTTATGCTCTGGGCTACCGGCTCAATAGCCGCCTCATTGTTCCGGGGATTATTCTCATACGGATGGATCTGCGAAATATCCTGATACTGTACTTGCTGATTCATTGTTCTCCCTTTCCTTCTTTCCCGCTGGCGTTGCGGTTAAAATTCGGGGAGCGGCGATTTTCAGCCTCCTTTCCGGGTATAAAAATAGCCGCCCGGTAGCGAATCCGGACGGCCATAACCTTTAGCTAGAATTTTACGATATTATTTTACCACTTTTGAAGTGCCTTGTAAATGACATCTTTTTGACATCGTCTCAGAGCGTGTCAAGAGCGTCAATACCAAACATTAGTGCAGATAATGTTTCAACGGCAGAATCATGGTATCTGTAAATCTGACGTTCAGACACGTTTTTCTCAATCGCAAGCTTTGCAACCGTTTTCGGCGTGTCACAAATGTACATCCCATAGATGATGTCAAACCCCTGTTTTTTTGACATATCGGTACTTTTCTCACAGTAGATTTTATAGAGGTCCAGCATTGCGTCGATGTGCCGGATGATGATCTTGGTGCGGCGGCAGGAGGTTCGGATAGCCTCAACAACGGCCACATTATCCCTCTGGAGCATCATATCCAGCAGTTCCAACGCTGTTTCCTCTTTCTTCCCGTCATGCTCCCCGGTTTCATCCGTGTACACGGCCCCGGTGCAGTGCTTCTTGAACGCCCGATAGTTCTTGAGCAAGAGCTTGGTATTGCGCAGGCGGCGATCACACCGGCCTGCAGCATTACGCTTCTGCTCTGCCACGACTTCTTTTGCGCTCTGTCGAGCGGTTTCCCTGATGATTGCCTGAAAGTCTGCCGGAATATCCATTGCGCATTCTCCCTTCTATCGTTGCCAAAATCTCTAAATTCAGGTATAATAGACTTGTCATTTTTCGGGGGCTGCGCAAGCGGCCTTCTTTTTTTGTTTAGATAGCCTTCATCCGGCGGGAAATCTCACTTTGGCTCAGAACGGCCAGCGGGACCCTCTTAACGCCCCGCTCTGCCGCCATGTTCGATGCGACCTGCGAAATAGCGGCGATATTCTCATACCGTTCCGCCTCGGTCTTCTGGCCGTAGGTAGGTGCATCATGGGAGTGGTCGAGAACCGTCAGTTCCTCCTGCAATGCAGCTTCAACGCACCGCTTCAGGTTGTTCAAGGCCCAGTCCTCGCCGCCTTCGACCACCCAGCCAAGGTACTGCTCGTAGTTTTTCATGGCTTCCTGCTTCAGACGAGACAGCCGCTTCTCACCGAAGCCGAAGGTCAAATGCACCGTCGAGGCCATAACGAGCCATGCGATCTCTGCTCCATCACATTCCGCCATGTACAGCTGTTCTTCCCTGCGGTTGCGGGGTGCTTTCAGCTTCGGAAGCCGCACCTCAAAATCACAGATGCCCTCCAGATCAGCTTTCATTGCATCCGTGGCCGTCTTTCGGCTTCCGAAGAACACGGCTCCTTTATACCGGGCCTGAAAAGCCTCCATCTTATTGCAGGCTTTCTCCAACCTGCTGGCACCGATGCCTTCCTCTTGGTTCATAGCCACCACCAAGCACCAGCAGAACAGCTGTGCCGCCTTGTCCCGGGCATCGAATCTGCCCTGGCGAATGCTCTTATTTTTCATTGCGCCGCCACCTCCATTTTCTGCAGCCGATCAAGCGTCCAAAGAATTTTCTGGTGCTGCTGCACACCCACCGGTCTTTACACCAGAAGCAGTGCCCGTTGCACCAATATGCGAAATGTGCCCTCATGCCCCCTCCTGTTCCATCACGAACCACCTCTGCGCACCGCTTTCTTACCATTCCCGGCGAACTTGTCCGGTCGTTCATCGCTCATGCCCCGGGCCAGCACCTGCGCCCGCTTATCGTTCGGCATCTGATAGGTACAGCCAGTCGCAATGTGAATATACAGATCATTCAGCACCGCAAGGGCAATCTCTGCTGTTTCGTACTGACCCAGACGATATACTGCACCGCCGCCGGTGGGAACGGCCTTTACTTCATGCTCCGGGCCAATGTACACGGTTGAGCATTGGGCAATGTTGATGATTGAATCCCACTTTTTGTTCATCACATACATTGCCGTTCCTCCACATAGAACCAACTCTGCGGCGGGCGGGTGATATCCACAGGCCGCAGACCAAACCTCGTCTTTTGCAGGCCTGTGAAGTCCTGCAGGTCGAGCGGCCGGTCATAAATCTTCAGGTCGGAGATGTGCCAACCGAAAAGGCAGTGAGCCGCCCACTCATATTCCGACAGATCTTCGTACCTGATGCAGGATTTCTTGGACATCCGCATGGTCTGCTCTTTGTCTGCCCGGTAGTCAGTGGTAAAAGGTTCAATATCGAAGCAGGTGAACTCAGCCCAGACCTTGCCGTTGATGCGATGTCCAGCAATCTCCACTACGTCTTTCTGATGGGTAGGATTCGGCATAGTGCAGTAGATGAAGCATCTAAACGGCTTGTCCAGCTTCGGCTCGTTTTTCCGAACCTCTACGGTCTTTCGACCGGAGGCTATCAGCTTGCACCAGTTCGGGCGGATGCTCAAAAGCACGGCTTTGCTCATTTTCTCACTCCTTTCCGCCTATTCCCGGGTTGTGCTTGCAGGTGCCCGCTTTATCATCCCAATCGCACTTGCTGCGGTTCTTCCCTTCATGGTGAAGGCACTCGTCGCAGAGCATCAGGACATTGCCACAGTACGGACAAAAAGCCTTGTAGCCGTCAGCGTGGATATCCCACCGCATCGTGACTTCATGGTCGCAGTTGGGACACCATTCTGTAACCTCGTTATTGTTCATTGCTTCTCCTTCCTTTTTATCCCTTACCTTCAAAGTAAAATACGATTGGCTTTTCATTCTCAATAACAGTTCCGTATGCCACGCCAATTTTGTAGATATAATCCTCACGCAATTTGCGTGGAATCTCAGCAATATACTTGCGGAAGGTTTCAAGAGAGTGTGCCCGCTTATAATGGTTGCACATCCTGCAGGCCGGCATGAGGTTGGAAAGGTTATTGGCCGCCGGATCCCCAGCTTCCCATGATCTCAGCGGCTGGAAGTGGTCAACCTGCATCGTTTTGTAGTCAATAGGTCTTCCGCAGTAAGCACACCGGCCACCATACTTTCGGTATACTGCCTCACGGGTTTTCTTGTTGATTGCCATTCTGTGCAACCTCCTTCGGCGGCAGGGGCATCCAGCCCACAACAGGAAAATCAACAACATTGTTATAAACATCATCCGGGCAGAAATGACGGTCTTCCCACCAGCCCTTCGGAATTTTGTAGTCGTCCTTTTCCTCGTCGTAGTCAAAGTTATCGGCATCATACCACGCCCAGCGGCTTTCCCCTGTGCATAGCGTGCCGTCCTCGTAGATAGCTGTCGTAATATCACAGCGGCTACTATCCATGCGATACAGAATCAGCACTTCAGTCTCAATCTTTGGCGGGTCAGTTTCCGGGTTTCGCCACGCCGGGAACGGCTTTTCGAGAGGGATTTCGCCAATCAGTGACAGGACATTCTCCACCGCCCGAATTTCATTATCCCAAGCCTCCGACCTAAGGAACTCGCACTGTTTTCTAGCTTTATATGTCGCAAGCAAGTCGTGAATCTCGTCGTAGAGAGTGACAGCATTTATCAAGTATTTTTCTTTCATGGTATCTCGTTCACCTCCAACACTTCCACCTTCGGGTATTCCGTGTAGTGGTCTTTTGCCATCGCAACCGCCCGCACCCCTGCTCTGGTCTCATTCGGGGCATCCACAATGTAAGTGAGCCGGGCGGATGCGTGCTTGTTTGATGCGATCAGCACCACTTCATACCGCACAGCCTTAGCCTCCCAGCAGCTTGCTGCCAAGGATAGAAGCCATTCCCTGCACATAGGCTTCCTTCGGCAGATTCTCCTGCCCCGACTGTGCCAGAAGCTCTCTCATGCTAAATTCGTTGCCGCTGCGGTCAACTGCCCGCATCCGTGTGCTGCCACGATTGACCGGCACGGTCTTGGCATCCCGGGGATGGATGCCAAACGGAAGCTGGAAGCCCTTCTCGAACACCCAGAGGTGGTAGCAGTCGCAGACATCCACCAGCCGGTCCTGCGTCGGGAACACCTCGATTGCCAGACGCTTCTCACCGAACAGTTCGTTCTTGATCTGCATCTTGACGGCCCACGGGATATCCCCGCTGCCGTCGCTCTGGCCGACACCTTCCGCCGCCGTGATCGTGACGTGTTCGACCTTACCCCATTCCGTGCGGAGCAGGCGGGACATCACGCTGTAATGCGCATCGTCGCTGATCCACGCCCGGTCCATCTCCCGCATCCAGCCGTGATAGGGCATCCCCAGTTCTTCCACCGCCTGCTTCGGGGTAATCGTCTCAATCCACTTCATTTCGCATCGTCCTTTCCCTTAATAAGTTTCACCATGTTCGGGGTGTCGGTCAGGTTTCCGACCACCTTCCCGCTCTGGATGTATCCGAAACCATTGGGCCGCTCTATACCATCTGCATACTCGGCATAAAATCCGAGGTGCTTATACCCAAATTCATAGTACTCGCCATACCGCACTACGAAAATTGCATTCTCCGGGTACTCCGTTTCAATGATGTCGTTCTCAAAAACAGGCACACCATTGCTATCTTCCTGCCCGGTACTGATGCCGACCGTTTCAGGATTCACCAGATGCGCATAAGGTTTCTCGTCTGCCGAGTTGATGTACCAGCCCTCTCCCGGGCGGCTCTCTCTTACGCCGGGAGAGCGGAGCAGATAGCCTTCATGCCATGCGCCGTCTGCAGATTTGCCGCGGTAAATTCTTCCTCTCATGCGCCCCTCCTGATCTTCACCGGCAGGACGATTGCTTTATACGCTTCCTCCCGGCCCACTTCCGTGAACTTTGCAGGGGAAATCTCCCCATTCAGCTGGATATGCACCTTGTCGCTCTCCATCGACTTCAGCGTTTCGCACAGGTAATCGACATTGAAGCCCATGCACAGCGGGTCCGGCACATCTCCTTCCAGAGCGAACTGATCCGTCATCTGCGCAACCGTGCTGCGCATGGAGGCCCGTCCGTATCCATCCGGCTCAAAGTTCATCATCAGAATGGACTTTTCCTTGACATCCGTGGATTTTGCCAGCTTCATGCGGTTCAGAACGCCCAGCAGCTCCCTACGGTCAACCTGACAGGAGATTCCTTTGTACTCTCCCGAGATGATTTTCGTATACTCCAGAAAAGGCTCTGCGATCAGACGGGTCGTCACGATGAACTTTTCATCATGGATGACCGCCTTGAACCGGTCACGGATAATCTCTACATCTCCATCAAGCTCCAGCGTGTCGATTGCCTTTGCCGTTGCCGCCGGCAGAACAAAGCGGAAATCTCCATCCGCCTGACAAGGAATCCGGGAAACAGCCAGCCGGTAGCCGTCCAGAGCACAGATTTCCATGGTATCTTCTCCCTGCCGGGAAATGCACAGGCCCTTGTGTGCCGGTTTGCGGTCATCCTTGGAAGCCGCATAGAGGACCTTCGAGATGGCCCAGCTCAAATCCTGCGCCTTGACGATGCAGTGCTTTGCATCATTGCCGGGGCCGGGCATTTCCGGGTAATCGCTGGCCGGAATCGTACTCAGCTTGGCTCTGGCCGGGCCTGACTTGATGTGCAGGAGCTTGTCTTCGATGTTGATTTCAATGGTCGGAGCCACGGTGCTGCCGATGAACTCAACCCCACGAGGCGGAACCACAACCTCCGTATCAATAGATTCCGAAAGCCCTGCCTTGACGCTCAGTTCCAAATTTGTTGCGATTGCGTCCGACCCGCTCAGAAGGATTCCTTCGTTTCCCGAAGAACGAACCTCCGGCACCGCTGCACGAAGCTTAGAAAAGATCGTGCCAATTTCCTTTCTCTCAAACTTCATCATGTTCCCCTTTCTTCAGCCGTGCGCTGAATTTCTCGTAGCACTCCGGGCACATATAAGCGATGCGCTCCGGGTTATCTCCACGCTTTCTGCGAAGAAGCAGAGCGTACATTTCCTTCATGGGCCTGTACTTCCTGCAGATGGTGCAGTATTCCCACAGGCGTTTCTTTTGCATCTCCGTCGGTTCTTCATTCAGGAGTGCCGCAGGCTTTTCCCTGCGCATCTTATCTGCTCCAACGATTTTCTCCATGCTTTTGCACATGAAAACGGGCGTTCTGGTGGCATCTGCGGCCGCAAGGAGATCTTCGATCCAGTCAGCCTGCGGGACCACCTTTCCTCTGTCCCTGCCGGTCTCAGCCCCGATGACAATCCACTCCATCTGCGATGCCAGCGCAATCAGCTGGTCCTGACATCCGGCGAAGCTTTCCAAAATGGGCTCCACGGTGATGAAGGTCTTATAGCCCTTGCCGAGGAACATCATGTCGTCGGGGCTAGTTACGGTCGTTCCGTACCAGAATGATTCATCCCGTGGAAGCTCGCCCGTAGCCGCCATCTGTCGAAGCCGGGCAGGGCATTTTGTGATGAAGATGTATTGATGCTGCGGGGCCTTCTTTGCGGCCTCAAAGACCTGCAGGATCCATTCTGTTGGAACCCACGGGCCAAACAGTTCACCTTCCAGACACACCAGAATCGAAGAACCGACCTTGATTTTCTGGGGAAAGTCGAGCCGATATAGGTGCAGCGTCGGGGCAAAGCCCATCGGAGAGTTCAGGAATCGGCCGTTATCCAGAGCCCATGGCTCGTCCAGTTCAAACAGTTTCCTGCCAATTTCACGAACCCGGGGGTCTGTCATGTTCCGGCGAAAATCACTGGAGAACCGAAGGATGCTCCGCTTGGTGTAGCAGTACCGGCAGTCATTCAGGCACCCGGTCACCGGATTCCATGCGTAATGCGCAAGCTCACTCTGGGTCTTGTTCATCGGTAAATCCTCCCCGTCTGGTTATCCACGAGAACGATTCGCTCCACAATTTCAAAACCAGCGGCATCCGCCACATAACGCAGGACGTGGACAAGCTCACTTACACGGGCTTCCTCCCGCTGGATGTTGCTCTCGGCCCGAACCCGTGTGGGGTCCGGCGCACCGCTGGGGTTTCTCCCCTTGCGAGTATCAGGCATCGTCAGTCCTCCCTGTCCAGAATCATAAAGTAACTGTACGGATTTCCCGGCTTTTCAACCAGCCTGCGGCGCACGATTTCAACCCTGTACCCTGCCTTGAGCATCAGCCGCCCTAGGTCGAGCCGTTCATCTTCCGAAAGGCCCTTTGTGGTTCCCTTCGCTTCCGTCAGAATCAATTGAATTTTAGCCGACACGTTTCTCCACCTCCATCAGGTCGTGCATCAGTTCGTCCACCAGCAGTCTGCCGGCATGAGAGCCGGTCCGAATGATATTTCCGTTCGCCTTGAGTTCTTCAAATTCCCGGTTTCGGATTTCCTGCGAGCGTTTGGCGAAGTCCACCTCGGAAGCGTTCATACGCTGCTGTACGACCTGCTGCCACTCAGCAATAAAGGGCTTTGCGGCCTCCAGATCAGGGTACTGGTCGTTGGAATAGCTGCGTTTCTGCCTGACCGTGCCGCCCGGCTCCACCTCCAAGGTGTACCACGGCGTATTGGGGTCAGCTTTCTTCCGCATGAAGAAAATGTAGCTTTCCCGGGTCGCAATGCGCTCAAAATACCTCGTGCCCCGCCGGATGCAGTGGTCGAGAAACTGGCTTTCCCGCAGGATATCCTCTGCGCCCTCCGGAACCCGGATGATGTACTCAGCCCCGTCGTACTCATAGATTTTGCGGATTTTCTTGTAGATGTTCCCAATGTGGAACTGGTTCTCCAGCTGCTCCGCATCATTCTTGATCTCCGTTTCAGCGTGTCTCAGGGCTTCGATTCTCGCCAGCTTCTTGCGTTCCGTCACAAGTTCATCGTGCCGCCGCTTCAGGTCTAACGGGAAAAGTACCTTTTCGAGCTTCAGATTCATGCCCGCTTTCCGGGCCATATCTACATAATCCATCCAGTCGGATGCAACTTGCGGGGTGATCTGGCCGTTATAGGCTCCCGTGATACGCCGGGTCTGCTGGCGAAGATATTTCAGGCCACCGGTCATTCCGGCTTCCTGCAAGGTCTTAGACAGCCCAGAAAGGCTTCGGATGTTGGCTGTCATTGCCATATTCTTTCCGGTAATGGCAAGACCGGCCTTTTTCCACTCGACTGCCTCATCCACATTCCTGAACGTCCGCTTGCTGCCAGACACGAGCGCAAGCTCCTGCCGGTTCAGGCCGAACACGCCATAGTAGGTCTTCGAGCGGAGATTGATATTCGGACTGATGTAGTAGCGGTCACGGTCATATACCTGCGTTGCCAGAGCGTCGCTCCACCCGGTCTTAATCAGGCTTTCGGCCATCGGGTATCTACGAATCGCATCCCACTGGCGCACCTCCCAGAGGAAGTTCAGCCGGTCATCGTACTGGTACATCCATTCCGTTTTCAGCACCTTGCGGAGATCCGCTTTGACCTGCTCCGAAATGGTCGCCAGCTCATACGGCTGATACGGCCCTGTCGGGGCCAGCAGCATCGAAGACACTGTGGCCTTCTGGCACATGATGTATTCCGGCTGTTCACTGACGCTGTAAGCACATTTCCACTTCTTGACCTGCTTGCCGTCGGTCCAGAGGATATCCCTTGCGTAGATTCCCAGCTCCGCCCGATGATTTTCAAAGCCAAAACAGACCAGATAGCGGCGAACCCATACTCCATCCCCCTGAGGCTTACTCCACAGGACTGTCCTGTTGGCCCAAACCCTCTTTGCAGGATAGCGGGTATTGTAAATCATCATCTGCTTACCACAGCAGGGGCACGGAATCCAGGTCTTATGCTTCAGGATCCGTCCCTCTACGGTGTGTTCGCCGCCACAGCTGTCACAGCGGCAGTTCTGAAGCTTCACCCACTCTTTCTCCCCGCCGGGCCGGACCACCAACTTCTTGGTGTCCGTCACCCAGAGGAACACGGCATCGTCGCACTCAGCCAAAATCTGCTTTTCAAAATCTTTCGGCGGTTCCGGCAGACTTTTCAGGGCTTCCTTGGTTTCCTCAGCTTGTCGGGCATTGCGCTGTTCACGCTTTTTCCGGTTATGTGCGGAAAGGGCATCCTCCACGATCTCAATCAGATTTCTGTTCCAGCTGGCTTCAAAATAGGTCCGAAGCAATTCCGATTCCTTGCTGGTTGCCGCCAGATCAATGCGCCAACTCAAGACACGACCAGAGCCAATGTCGATTCGACGGGGATCCAGCTCCCCTCTGGTAGGGTTCTTTTTGTCCCGAAGTTCCCCTGTCCAGTAATCGCCGCAAAACCGCCAGACGACGAGCGGGGCCTTTGCCCTGTTCCAAACGGCCACGGTCAGGGTCTTTCCCTTGATGTACCGGCCTGCGCCCTGCCCCTCGGCAACCGACATACACAGCCCGGCATCCAGTTCAGGCCGCTCCGGTTCCGGGGTGTAAAGCTTTAATTCTTCAGCTTTCTTCATGTAACGCCGCCTCCAAACTATCCGCCGTATACTCTTTGCCTGGCAAAACCTTCACCCCGTCAACTGGGTATGCGATGCAGCTTTTCTCCTTCGGATTCTGAATGATGAAGCAGAGCCAATCCCCTAGTCTCCCGGACAGCCGTTTTCCCTCGCCATACGCCACCCGGAACGGCATCTGGTAGACATCACTGAACTCCTGCGCCGGGTGGTCGAACACATAGTTTGCGTGCATAAAGAGAAGTTCGTCCTCATTGAGCCTGCGCAGAGGAACGATCTCGGTGCAGCTGCTTCGAGTGCCGCAGTCGTCCTCGTCAATGTCCCCACCGGCGGCAATGGCCCAGATTTCATTCTGACCATCCCACGGATACCAGTTCAGGCAGTCCAGAGGATCCAGACAGTAATGAAAGCCGGTGCTGGCACACTTTGCCTTGTCGGTCCTGCTGACTTCGCCCGGCTGGTACTGGTAGCTTCCATCTCCGAGCGTTGCGATCAGACCCGGCTTGAATCCCTTATATCCCAGAATCATCAGCACCAACCCTCCAACGACAGCTGCATGGAATCTTCCTGCGGCTCCTTCTTCTTGGGAGCCTTCTTCTCCGCCTTCGGCTTTTTGGGCTTCTGTGTCTTTTCCTTAGGCGGGGTTTCGGGCTTCGCCTGCGGCTTGGGATCCGGGGTCTGTTCCGGCTCGATCTTTGCCGGTTTGTTCATTTCTTCCTCGGTCGGAGCCTCCCCAGTCAGCTTGATGTTCATCACAAACGAAATTTCAGCGTTGGGGAAATAGAATTGAACCGCCTTGCGGTAGGCATCGAGGTCAGATAAAACCTCACCGGCATTGTGAACGACGGCGGCGCAGCACTCGGAAAATGTTCGTTTCGTGTTGCAGACCACCTCTGCGAACCGCGGCTCCTGATCTGCAAAGCTCAGAAGTGCCCGCAGTACATAGCTCTGGACGGTCTGAGCGGAACGACTGCCCGTGAACAGCTTGTCCTCCGCTTCCAGCTTCTCTTTGGCCTTTGCCCGCCAATCAACGAACTCGACCGTATTTGTGGTGTGTGTAGTGGAATCCATAGTGTCCTCCTATTAGAAAAAGCTCAACTGACCGCCTTTCCGCTCCAGAAGGGCCGGTTCCTGCTCCGGCTCTTTGGGCGGCATGGGGGCGGGTTTTGGCTTTTTCGTATTCTTTGGTTTTGCTGGCTTCTCAAGGGCTTCAGGGGCTTTCTGGCTTGCGGATTCCGGCGCATCGAGCTGTGCCTTCATGGGCCTCGTCAGCACATCCATGTGTGCTGCCAGAATCCGATATTGCCAGACGCTCCTGCGGAGCATCGGCGTGTACCAGATATTCCCGTTGTCGGCCGGAATCAGGCCCCGCCGGTCATAGGAAGTACCGGGACTGACAAGCGTGTCGCCAATCACCACATATCCCGGCATCCCCAGAAGGCTCATTTGCAGGTAGCACATCATGCCAACCAGATAGTCGATATCCTGTGCCACGAAAAGAACCTGCGTCTGGTAATTGATGTCGTTCTTCCTGCAGACGTTGGCAAAGGCCACCAGCAGAGCCCCTGCGCCGCAGGCTGGGTCATTGACCGATATCCAGCCCTTGTCCTTGATTTCCTGCGTCAGCCTCGGGATATCTGCTGTGATTTGTGCCATACAATAGCAAACATCATACGGCGTGAAGAACTGACCCGCCGTGTCGTTGCCAAGCTCCAAGCACATATACAGCTCCCCGAGAAAGTCCTGATCCGGGTTTTCTTCCAGAGCCACAACGAACAGGGCAAGGATTTCGGAGAAAAGTTCCATATCCGGTTTGGTGTACTTCTTTGATATCGTCCTGTACTGTGCTTCTCTCTGCTCTGCATGGGAGGCATCTGTCGCATTGGAAATCGCAATGGCACTCAGCGTCACCCAGTCCGACCAGACCTCCCAGCGGGAGTATCCCTTATTAAAAAAGGCATCGAACTTCTTCACCAGTTCCTTTTGAGCCTGCCCTCTGATATGCCGAAGATTATTTCCCACGGAAATTCCTCCTTAGTCTCCGTGCGGAGCTTCCTCCGCCGATGACTTTTTCAAACGCCGCCTGCTTATGCGTTTCAGGTCGTCGTTCAGACTTCGATTGCTGAGGAAGTCATATCCGCTTGGTGTTGCCCGGTCAACCCGGTTTCCTTTGTATGTGATGTGTGCTTTTTCCCACGCTTCCAGCGTCGTGATACCCTGATGTTCGGCCTGATCGAGCAGCCGCTTGGCATATCGCCACGGCTGCTTCGCTTGATGGGCCATCGCCTCTTTGAGTACAGCCACGACCAGCGCATCCTCGACCCCTGCGGCCCGAAGGTCTCGGAACTCTGAAGCCATATAGAGCGTGAGCGTATTGTCGCACCCAGCCCAGACCCAGTAAGTTTCCGGGGTGCCGTCGGGCGGTCCGGTCGAGGTTTTGGCCTGTTCGTCCAAATCAGGGGATTTTTCGTCAGATTCAAAATCCACTGGGTTTTTCTGGGTTTTCTTGGGTTTCGGTGGCCGTCCGCCCTTTGCTCCATTGGCACGGTTGATGGCAGCTTTTCGCCTGTATGCTTCTTTTTCCGCATCCATCTTATTTTTGATTGCGGGCCACGCATACCGCTCATTACCCTCAAACTGCGGCTCAACGCCCTCTGCCTTATAGTCCATCATCGCCCAGACGATGCGCCCTCGTTCCTCCATGCTGTACGGCTCAAGGAGCAGCCGATAATCGTCAATCCAAAGTTTGACATATTCATTCGCCGCCACGCTTCACCTCCCCTTTCGGCTCTTGATTGAGGCTAAGCACTTTACACAGATGCCGGTCCAGCTTGATTCCGTAGATGTGATACTCGTCAAACAGTGCTTTTTCTCGGCGGTGAGCTTCCTCGTGGTGCGCCCGGCACAGCGCAATTGCGTTAAGTCCGACGTGAACCACCTTTTCCCGGTCCATTCCCATGCCGATTCGGTCAACATGGTGAACCTCGGCTCTGCGGTTGCAGATCGCACAGCGGCGGTTTTCCAGGCACAGGTACAGGTACTTGCTGATATCATCCGTCTGCGTCAGAAGGCTGTCCTTGGTGGGAACGCCCCAGTGAAAGCAGAAAGAAATCAGGTATGTAATGAACTCCCGAGCAGTCGTCATGTCGCAATCGGAGAGGGAGAACCACTCCCGCAGGGTGCGGGAGCAGAAATCCCACTGGAGATAAAGCCGCAGTTCCTCCGGCTCATGGCCGGACCACAGGGCGATATCCCGGATGATTGCGAAGATCTTCCGGCGTTGGTCGGCAGAGATGGTACGCCCATCATCAAGCCGGATTTCAACCCGCCGGGGCCGCTTCTGAGCGAGGAACCGGCTGATATCCGTATCCGGCTGAAGAATGAGCTTACCCTTCTCCAGCTTCTCGATTTTCGCCGTTACGATCATCCGTTTTCTCCTTGTCCACATGAACGTGCATCGGAATATACACGCTGTTCGACCCCATATTCCGCACGAGGAAGTCGTTGCATTTGGCTTCCGACAGGTGGTTCTTGAGGACCTGCATCTCATAGGCATACTGTCCAGCTGCCTTTTTCGCTTCGATTTTGGCCTGAATATCCTCATCCCGATAGTTTGCTTCAATCAGATAGAGGTCATAGCCGAGTGCCTGCACCCCGTTCAGATTGTTGGTGTCGGTGGCGTAAATCACCTTTCCGGCCGGAAAATGCACCTTGTACCCACAGTTCGGCACATTATGTACCAGCATGAACGGGATCACATTGCACAGACCGTAGCCGTACATGGTTCTGGGGGTCAGCACGTCGATTTGACGTTCCGGCACCCCAGCAGCCAGAAGCGGCGGAACCAGCCACCGGCAGCACCCAAACCGCAGCGTCGGCCGCTCCTCGGCCAGCCGCTTGATGGTGCGCTTCTGGAAATGATCGCTGTGGATATGGGTCAACAGTACCAGCTTCAGCTTCGCCACATACGTTTCCAGTGCCTTATAGGGAACGCCGCAGTCTATCAGCAAGAAATCCTCCAGAATCGTGGCGTTCCCATCGCTCCCCGTCGAGATGATGTTGTACTTAACCATCAGAGTGAAGCCAGATCAACGGCTTCTTCTACGGCATCCGCTTCCGGCTCCGGCAAATCCATCGTTTTGGCCGTCCGCTCGATTTTGGGCTGTTCCTGCTCCACCGGTGGCTCGGCTTCCGGTACATCGGTCATCTCCGGCAGCAGGTCGCCGCTGGTCGTATCCGGCATAATCGTATGACCATCCCGCAAATAGGCAGTAGTCATCTCAGCGGTCATAATGCCCCATTTGGAAATCAGCTGGCGGAGCATGGTCTTTTTCGCCATGCCATCAAAATCCTTATACCAGAAGCTGGAGTACTTCCACAGATCCTTCTGGGGGATTTCGCCGTTCAGAAGCTTCTTGTACGCCGCTGCGCTGAACGCCTGGCTGTACTTGTCGGCATGAGCCATCATCTGCTCCATCGTCCAATACAGCGTCTTCTGGAAGCCGTTGAGGTATTCAAAGAAGGCCACATAACCCACCGTAGGCATCGCTTTCCGCTGTTCAAAGTCTTCGATGAAGTGCATCTGGCCGAAACGTTCCTCAAAAGGATCCCAGCCGCCAAGCTCACCCTGCTTGACCTCGATGACGTTCAGCCGTTTGTACTGGCCTGTGCGCAGGGCCAGCTGGACGTAGCCTTTGTACCCCAAAACGAACTGTGCCTTGACGCTGGCCGGTTCGATCATGTTCCCATCCCGGTCGTACTTGGCCTTGGACTTGAAGGGCACCAGATAGAACTGACCCAGCTGGGGCGACGGCTGAAGGAACAGGCTCTCTCCCAGAAGCGCACCGGCTAGGATGGTGCCGGGGTTGCACTCCTGCAGAGCCGGGTTGACGGCAACAGCGGACGTGATGTTCGCAATGAACCGCCCGGCACGGGCTGGGTCGCCCAGCGTGTTGTTCACCAGATTCTTGTACTTCGTGGTCTGGATTGCCTGAGAGAAGCGCATTTTCTGCGGCTGTACAGCTTTACTCATGGTCGCTTACCTCCTGATTTTCAATGCCGTTGTCGGTCATGTAGGTCTGAATCTCATTGATTTTGCCGTTGACGAAGGCCTTCAGACCACGAAGCTGCTCCAGACTGCCCCGGACTTGGAACGTGCGGCCCATGAAAGCGAACTTTGCGCTCATAACCCGGGCGTTGCTTTCCTGCTGCACTTCTTCCTGCTCGTCGGGAGCTTCCTCCACGTCCTCCGTACCGAGAACGCTTGGAGCCATCAGTTCTTCCTCTGCGGCATCCAGAACGGCGGATTCTGCCTCCTGCTCCCGAAGCTGGGTTTCAAGCCGCTGCTTCCGCTCCGCTTCCTCCCGGGCAATGCGGTCTTTCCGCTGGCGGACAGTGTTCAGGGAAACCGCCAGATTCCGGCAGAGCTTGTACTCGGCCATGATCTCCGGGGCTCCATCCATCGTGTTGATGCAGTTCACATCCGCCGCAATGCGGTCGATGTACTCCTTGACCTTCGTTTTCAGGGATTTCAGGCTGGCCGTCTGGGTCACCACAATGCCAATGTCCTGATACTGCACCCACTCGACATCCGCCGCCTTTGCCAACTCCTGAAAGTAGGCAACGACCTTTTCCTCCTTGGCGGCTTTCAGACCGGCTTCCACGTCCGTGATCTTCTCCTTCAGCTGGTCGTCTGCCGGGCCGTAGACATCCGTGACGCACTCCTTGTAGACCGCATCGAAATCCTCGAAGGGCTTCATAATCTGCTTTTTGACGGCCATCCGGCGGGCATCCAGATCCTTCCGCTGGCGGTTCAGTTCCGCCCGGCGTTCCTTGACGACCTTCAGGGTTTCCTCGGTGCAGGCCAGCGACAACGCATCTGCGACATCCGCCTGTGCCCTGTCTTTGATGCTGTGCAACTGTTCGGTAATAATCGGCAGCTGCTCCACCACGATCAGCTGCTCACCCGTCCAGACGGTCGGGCTCAGTTCTTTTTCCATGTGTGCCTCCTTGATTTTTTGTATAGAAAAACGGCAGCAAAGAGATTCCTTCAGCCGCCGTTCCGTACCAGTGTTGAAAAACTCAACGCTTTGTGCTACAATATGGTTGTGTGTAGTGGAGACCTGCATTTTCCGGTCCGATGTTCCTGCATCGGATGTCACCGGATTATGCGGGTCTTCATCCATTTGTAGCGCACCGACCATCTGGGCCGGTGCTTTTTTCTTGCTCATTCCGGGCAAGAATGTCATATACGGAAAGCTGACCGACGATCTGTTCTCCCGCCTGACTTTTAGGCGGAGTGCCGGTTCTGCGCCGCTCTGGACGGCATTTTGCAGGTGATTTGAGCTTCTTCCCGAACTCCCGGGCGTAACACTTCGCGCCGTACCCGGCCTCGATTGCCCCCGGATCGGTGAGAACTCGGTGACACCGAGCGCACCTTACCATGTTTCTTCCCTCCGAAAATCCAGTCCATCAGCAGGGAGTGCATCCACATTGCGGCCCCTGCGGTCGCAAGGAGAATCAGAATCCATTCGCCGCCGATTGCCATGTAGCCACGCCAGTTGTAGGCATAGGGCAGAGCCCAGAACGCCACCAGCTCCCCGGCGATCACGCCCGCCAGTGTATCCAGCAGGCCAACGATGACCCAGCCGGACAGCGGCATCTTCCGTTCTTTCCGTTCAGCTTTCATCTGCTTTCTACTCCCTTCATGTAGTTCTTGACGAGGGCCCAGTCTTGAACGTACTTGGGTCTCCCCGACACGGCTTCAAACGCTTCCTCTGTCCCGCACCGGTCGCAGATCATAATGCCCGGCACTCTGCGGGAAAGAGCATTGCTGTGCAGGCGCATCTTCATGTTCATCCGCCCGCACCGGGGGCACGGCAGGACGTTCGACATCTCCGCCGCCGCATCCTGCACATCCCGATAGGTAGCAAAAACGTCGTAAATGAGCCGCTTTTCTGCGTAGTTCTGCATCATCTCAAGAAACATCCCTTTCTGCCTCCAGAAGTTCAATCATGGCCTTCCACACCTTGTCGGTGTAGGCCGTGCTGCGGGTTCCGGCGTTCCAGGCCTTTGCCGCCCCGCCGGTGCCGAGGTTGTAAGCCATCAGTGCGTGGTTGATATCGCCCTCGTACTGTTCGAGATGCTGACCCAGTATGTAACAGCCCGCCGTGATGTTCTGCCGGGCATCCAGCAGGTCGGTGATCCCAAGCTCGCTTTCCAGCCACTCGGCGTTGATGCTGTTGATCTGCATCAGACCATAATCTCCGGTGGTGCTGGTGGCATCCACCGTGTACTGGCTCTCCACCTGCATGACTGCATAGGCAAGCTCTAACGGAACATCGTACAAATCGCACATTTCTTCGGTGTACCGCTGAAGGCCATCGTCAAGCGGAACGGTGCAGGCCGCTGTCGGGTACGGCTCCGGGTCTGTGCGGATGCAGCTTGTCTGGCTGATCTCTGCCCGAAGCGGGATCTCGATGACCGTGATCTCAGCTTGCCTCGACATTGAAGCGGTTGCTGCTGCGCCGATGCTTCCGGCCAGCAGTATCTGCGCTGCCAGCGTCGCCAGCAGCGGAACGATCCGTTTTTGCATCCTTCGGTTCCTCCACAAGTCCAAAACGTTCCAGAAAGTAGCGGTACGGAATTCGACCCGGGAATACGAGGTAGCCCTTGGCTTCCAGTTCCGCATTCATCTGCCGGATAAACCGGTAGGCTCGGCTCTTGCTGCATCCCACGATCTCCGTAATCTCTGCTGCGCCGATAAAGGTATTCGGGGCAAGTGTCATTTGATTTGTCCTCCCTTCGTGAATTTCATACTGGTCGCCGCCATGTTCAGGCCGTCAATGAGCTTCAGAATCCCGTTCCACTCTGCCTGCTCGTCCTCTGTGACCTGCCCGTCTGCGGCAATCTCGATCATAGCGTCTCGCTTTGCCACGAACCGCTGAACAGCGGCCAGAACGCCCAGAACGGCTTCCGGGAAATCCTTGAGCTGGATTTCGGGAACGACCCGCTCCCCCAACTTTGAGGACTGCCGGAGATGCTGGACCGCCAGATACGGCACCTGATACACGTCGCACATTGCGCTGGCGACATCGTTCGGCACCGGCCGCTCGTCGCCCTCGTAATCCCGCAGGGAATCGACGGAAACGTTCAAATACTGCGCCGCCTTCTCCTGTGTCAATCCGGCAGATTTCCGGGCGTTTTTGTAGATATTCTGGGAATCACGCGCCATTTCGCTTTCCCCTCCTTTCTGCTAGAATTGATACAGGGTTCAGTGGATGCCAAGGCAGTTCTCAATGGCATCCTTGACCTCGCCGGACGGCCGCATAGAACCGTTGACGATGCTGCTGATGTGAGACCGGGAGTAGCCGGTCTCCTTCGCCAGATCGGTGACGGTCATGTCGCCATGCTCGATCATCGCCCGCTTCACTTCCACACACCAGCTAGGCAGCGGAACTTTTTTCATGCTATCTTCTCCTTTCTCCTTCGACAAAAACAGATTGATGAAGTAAATCTGCCCTTTTCCCGTAACTTTTGGCGTGATGGACACGATTGTGCGCCCGTCGGAATGAATCACCGCCGTCTGCTTCAACTCGAACCATCCACGCTCCATCGACCTCTGCGTCGGCAGGTTGTACTCGTCGCCATGCCGCCGGATCAGGTATCCATGCTCCCGCATCCAGCAGAACAGCCGCCTCGGACCAATCGGCACCCCGTTCTGGGAAATGAGCTTCGCCAGCTCCCCGATCAGGATGCTGTTGTCGCTGGAACAAACCGCATCTGCGAAAACGGCTTTTGGGGTAAGCTCCTCTACCTGCGTCGCAAGCTCTCGCTTCTCGCTCTGGAGCCGCTTCACCTTCTTGTCGGCCAGCAGAACCGCCCGCCGCATCACGGCTTCCGGGCTGTTCCACTGTTCCTCCACGGCCAAGAAGTACTTCCGGGCCAGCTTTCCCCTCTCGTTGCGCTGGAGCATACACAGTTCCTTCGCCATCGGGATGGTAAGCTGGTGGTCGTCCACCGTGCGGGTGACCTTGCGCCCGCCCTCGTCCTGAACCCGCTCAATTTTGAGCGGGTTGAAGTCCTTGCCCTCGGTGAACCCGTACTCAACCATGCGGGGAAACCAATCCTTGTAGGCCGTCTTGACTTGCAGGAACTCGTGAAGCTCCCGTCCGCTGACGGTGGGCCGCTCAGGATTTCCATAATCGACCGGTATCAGCTGATCCACGCCAATCTCTCCTTTCCGGGGAAAATTATCTGACATCTGTCTTGAACACTTGTTAGATTTTTGGTAGACTTAAAGGGCTAGTACCCACCATCCAGCGCACTCCCCCGTGCTGTTAAGTCAGAGCAAGTATGGGGAGTAATCGCTATACCTTCGCATTCCCACCTCTCTCCCCTGTGAAGGGGGTGTGGATAGAAATGGGGCCTGCGTTTTGCAGCGGTGCCTATCATTGGGGAGGAATCAAATCATGGTGGTGTGTCGTACTGCGTGGTACGTTGAAGCTCCTTTGCAGAGGGGCTTTGGGGGAATGCACTGGATGGAAGGTGCTGACCCTCGTTGTCTAACACTTGTTTCGTTCAAGTGTTATTATAATCACGCAATCGTGTGGTTTCAAGACGCAAGGAGCACAATTGTGTGATTTTGTAGGTATGCACAGAATGTCCGATGAAAATTTGTACGATTCTATAGCCCTTGCAGAAAGAATCAAAAATCAGGCCAAGGATCGCAACATCCAACTGAAAGAGATGTTCGATGTTCTGGACTTGAGCCGCAATACCCTTTCCAGTCTGCGCACTGGCCGCATGATGGCCGCTGACAGCCTCGCCCGCATTGCCGACTACCTTGACTGCTCCATGGACTACCTGATGGGGCGGACTGGCGACCCGGCTGCACAGCAGGTGGACTTGACCGCCGATGAACGCCAGAAGGTCAACGAGTACGTTCAATTCCTGCTATCACAGCGGAATCCATCATCTGGCGGTCTCTGAGACCTGCGCAAGGCGTTTTCTGGTTCTCGGAAGGATGTTTGACGTTTCAAGGCAAACCAGCCTTAAAACGCTTCCCAGCGGCATCTACTGAACTATCACCTCCTTTCGTGGGGTGTGGATAGAAATGCTTAGTCCTCGTAGGCCAGAGAGTGGAGCTTGCCATCTTCCCGATCCCAGACGGCGATTGGCATACCGAGTGCATCGTGCAGGAACTTGTCGTGATGTGCTGCGCTCTCCCGGATGTGGATGTGGGTGCGGCACTCCCTTGCATCCTGCAGGAGCTTGTCTGCCCGCTGAGAATCGCCGCGGCGAATTGCCTGCGCCACACGCTGGCCGTACTCCTTGCCGCTCCGCCGAAGGAGCCGGATGTAGGCCGGGTTGATGTTGGCTCTCAGTGTCCAGCCCCGCTCCAAGTAATCCTTGCGGATCTCGAGATTCGCTCTACGCTTGCTGTCTACCATCATGGCTCAAACCTCCCTGACCTCAACGGTCTTGATGCTGTCGTGGACGTACCTGCGGCCTCTCAGCGTCTCGCTGGCGGCACACAGGTCATCGACCTTGCACCGCAGGAGGATGTCTGAGATTTCGCTGCTCCCCTTCCGGTTGTCGTAGGCGGCCTTGACCGCTGCGGCCTGCGCATCTTCCAGCAGGATGTTCGTGGAGGCTTCGCCCTCCTGACCCCTTGCCCGGCTGGTGTAGGTGAAAATCACGCTTTTCATGGTTGAGGCTCCTTTCTCACAGCCTGCGTAGGTTCGCATATTGACGAAATAAATCTTGGACGTATGCCCTGTGGATGGTCGAACTAAACCACATCTCGGCATTTCGACCCGAACGAACCGGCGGGAGAAAAAGCGTTGAAATCTCATTTCAGTGA